TCATTCAACCGCCCCCACCTCCGGAACCCGCCCCAACTCGATCCCGAACCTGTCCCGGTACACCGCCAGCACCTCCGCGTCCGTCGCCGGCTCGGTCACCTCGCGGTCGCCCTTCGCCGAGGTGACCGTGAGGGTGCGGCCGCTGAGGGTGAGGCGGCCGCCGTCCTCGGCGACGCGGGAGCAGACCAGGGACCGGGTGAAATGGGACGCCGGTGACGTGCTGTGCCACCAGGCACCGGCCACGAAGTCCCCGAGCACACGCGGCCTCACCTCCAGCCGGTACTGCGGCTTGCCGTCCCGGAACACATCCAGGTCCCCGAACTCACGCCCTCCGCCCTCCCGGTCCGCCTCGGCCACCCGGAACGTGCCCCCGGGATCCTGCTGCTCCTCCCGATTCCCGAACTCCAGCGGGCGGTGGCTGTTCGCCCCGAACCCGACGTCGACCAGCCGGTCGCCCCCGTCCACCGTCCGCACGCGCAGCGCCAGATGGTCATACGGGATACCGAGCCGCCCCTGCTCGCCGTACACCCGTGCCGCGAGCAGTGTCACGTCGAACCCGAGTGCCGTGAGCAACGCCCCGAACAGTCCGTTGAGTTCGAAGCAGAAGCCGCCCCTGCGGTACCCCACGATCTTTTCCAGCAGGTGTTTCTCCTCCAGGACGATCTCCTCGCCCAGGTGGATCGACAGGTTCTCGAACGGCACCGCCCGCAGATGGCGCAGCTGCAGTTCACGCAGCGCGTCGACCGTGGGCCGGGCCGGCTGCTCGGCTCCGAGGCGGCGAAGGTAGGCGTCCAGCTCTGCGGTGTCCATGACGTCAGTCTCTCGCCACGAGCAGCTCCTTCGCCGTACCCGCGACAGCGATCGCGCCGTCCTCGTCCGTCCGCAGCACCGTGGCACCCCCGGCCCGCAGCGCGGCGACCGTACCGGGTGCCGGGTGGCCGTACGGGTTGTCCGCGCCCACCGAGATGAGGGCCAGCCGTGGAGCCATGGCACGTATCAGCCCCGGATCCTGGTAGGCCGACCCGTGGTTCGGCCTTGGTCTATTAACACGTTGGGGCAGGGCTCGGGAATGACGAAGCCCGCCCCGCCGGTGTCTTGCGGGACACCGATGGGGCGGGCGCTCAGAGGGGCGAGAAGCCCACCCGCCCCGCCAGCGTCTTGCGGGACGCTGCCGGGGCGGGCTGCCGCCTCCTGCCGGTGTCTTGCGGGACACCGGCAGGAGGGGCGTCATGGGGTGCGACCCTGACCCTGCGGTCGCTGTGGGGGTGCGTCAGGACGGGGTCCGCGCCAGCACCACGGCGAGGACGAGGGCGAACACGACGGCCACGTACAGGGCGACAGCGACGAACCGGATCACAGCCCGCCCACCCTTCCCAGATCCGGTGCGGTGCTCGCGCTGGCGCCGCCCAGGCTCTCCCAGTGGCGGGCCAGGTTCCGCACCGAGTGAGCCAGCTTCCCCACAACCGAGACCCGGACGAGGCGCGTGTCCCCGGACCCCAGGCAGAGCGCCTGATGGGCGACCGTGGAGCATGCGCGGGCACGTCTGCGGGCCTCGGAGCCGACGGGGAGCCGGGCGGCCGCTGCCTCGACGGCCGGCGCGAGGACGTGGAGATGCCCGCGCAGCTGGTTCCTCAGCCTGTCCAGGTCCTCGCCCGACATCGGCTCGCCGGCGAGCGGCCTGGCGGCCGCCTCGCGCATGGTCCACAGATCGATCGGCAGGGCATCCGCCTCGACCTCCGACACGATGCGGGTCATGGCAGCTCACCTCGCGACCGGGCGTTGGCCGCAGCCACGCCCGCGCTCAAGGCTTCCTGCAGCGTGGCGGGGCGGGTGTCCTCCGGCAGGGCGTCCCACTCCCGGCCGCCGCTGATCGGGCGCAGCTGCACGTACGGGCCCTCGTGCCCCATGACCCGCCCGATCCTGGTGAGCCTGGTGTCCGCGACGATGGCACCGATGGCCGGCTTGCTGACGGTCATCGTCACCGCGACCTCCTGGTGGAGGAAGCGAGGCGGCGTGTGGCCTCGTCCTCCGGCAGCACGTAGGCCCGGACCAGGTCGCGCGTCAGCGCATCGTCCTCGACGGCCGGGCGGGCGGGGGCCGGCCACAGGTGCGGGGCGCGGCGACGGCGCGCCCCGACGAGGGCGGCTTCCAGGACGCCGCACGGCCTGTGCCGGCGGCCGGGGCGCGGGCCGAGCGCGGGGCTCGCACTCGGCGTGCGGCGGCTGGATCGGGTGCCTCCCGCCAGCAGCGCTCTTCCGTGTTCGAGCAATCGTGGTACAAGGTTCACTGTCGACTCCTTCAAAGTCGGCCGCGCCCCGGGAGGCCACCACCTCGCCGGGGTTTGGCATGTTCGAACATTCGATACGCATCGACGCGTACCGATACGCATCGATACGTGTTTGTGCGGATCTCAACGACGACGCACGATCGTGCCTGGATAGGTTCCGCGGCCATGACGTTCGGACCCAACGACAAGATCGTCCACGACGGTCCGGTCACGCCCTACAGGCAGCTGGCCGAGATCCTGAAAGCGCGCATCACCAGAGGCGACTGGCCACCGGGTCGCGCGATCGCCAGCGAGGCCCGGCTCGTACAGGAGTACGGTCTCGCCCGCAGCACGGTGCGACGGTCGATCGCGGCTCTCGCTGAAGAGGGCGTCGTCTACACCGTTCCCGGGCGCGGGTCCTTCGCTGTCGAGGCGCCGAGGCCCGGAGAAGGTGGCGGCTCGGAGTAAGTCCCCGCTCTGCATCCACTACCCCTCCCGGCGGGTGAGCGCAGCCCCTCGCAGTGTGGGCACCACAGGGCTTCCACTAACACCGTGGCGCCCCACCGTGCAGGTGCGCAAGCGAATCTCCGGGTGAATACCCATCTGCAGGAAAATTGGCATATGCCGAAACGCGCAAATGGGCTGGTGAGGCAGGCAGTTGGGGTGTCATGCTGCGCACGTCAGCGAGTAGTCCGGGCACTTGAGCCGGAGAGGCAGGCACATGGCGGCACCCCACCGACCCACGGCGCGACGAATCGAACTCGGCCACCAGCTGCGCCAGCTACGCAAAGAGGCCGGGCTCACCATCGTGGACGCGGCCACCAGGCTCCGGATCAGCGACACCCAGCTCCAGCGGGTCGAGACCGGCCTGCAGAGCTTCCGCAGGGCCGAGCAGCTGAAGAAGCTCCTCGCTGTCTACCGGGTCACCGACGACGACCGGGTCGAAGAGCTGCTCGCCATTCAGCGTGAAGCATCAAGCCAGGAGTGGTGGACGAACCACACCGGCAACCTCTCCTCCGGCATGCCCAAGTTCCTCGGCATCGAGGCGGCCGCCGAGGAGATCCGCGCCTACCACCCGAACCTCGTGTACGGGCTGCTCCAGACCGAGGCGTACGCGCGATCGATCCACGAGAACGTACGGCCGATCACCGAGATCACGTCCGAGTTCCTGGAGCACAACGTCACGATCCGGATGAGGAGGAAGGAGGCCCTGCTCCGGGACCACAACCCACTGCGGCTGTGGGTGATCCTCTACGAGCCCGCGCTGCGCTACATCGTCGGCGACGAGAACGTCATGCGCGAGCAGTACAGCGAGATCACCGCACTCGCAGCCCTCGACCACATCACCATCCAGATCCTTCCGCAGACGGTCCGCGGCTACCTCGGCGCCCACGACTTCGCGATCATGGACCTTGGCGACGCGATGCCCGCCACCGTTCAGGTGGACACCGCCGGCTTCGGAGCAGCCGTGACGGACAAGCCGCGCGAGGTCAGCCAGTTCCGGCGCCAGATGGAAGCCCTCTCCCGGTCGGCCCTGCCCGCCGAGGACACCCCGAAGTTTCTGTCCACGCTCTCACGAGAGATCACCCATGACTGACATCCGCACCCTTGCTGCCTCCGACCTCGACGTCACCTGGGTCAAGTCCTCCTACAGCAACGGCGGCAACAACTGCGTCGAGGTCGCTGGCCTCGAAGACGCGGTCGCCGTGCGCGACTCGAAGAACCCCGACGGCCCCGCCCTGGTCCTGCCCGGCGCGGTCTTCGGCTCCTTCGTCACCGGCGTGCGCACCGGATCGCTCCACGCCTGACCCGACATGTACGACTGTGGCCCGCTCCAACCGAACTGGAGCGGGCCACAGCCACGAGTACAGCACGGCGCCCCGGCCGCGACGGGGGGCGCAGCCAGAGCACCGAGTACAGAGCCTCGTCACCCCCGGGAGGAGCCGGACCCCTCCAGGAGCGCCGGTGAGGTGACGAGGCGACCACAATGCGCCACCATGGCCGGAACGCGCAATACGTCGGCGGTGGGAAATGTTCTGCCCCGGCTGCTACTCATCGTCTCCGCCTCCACGGCGCCATCGGCGCACGAGGTCGAGGAGCAGAAGCAGCAGGGTGACGTACTGGCAGACCTGTTCGACAGGCATGGATACTCCCGTAGAGCTTGATCCATGCTCGGCCCACAACCAGCAGCAGTCAGCCGCCACTCTGCCGTTCCCGGCACTCTGGGCAAACCGCCGTCCGAGTGAAACGCCGAAGCGCCCCGCCGCCAGCCCGGAAGGGCAGACGACGGGGCGCGAGCGTCAGCGCGTGAGGAGCAGGCCGATCACGGCGGCGAGCAGAGCACCGACGCCGGTGAGCGCGCCGACGACGGGGAGCGGGAACCGGCGGTCCTCCAGCGCATCGACCTTGGTCCGCAGAGGCTTGAACTCCTCGTCGCGGATCTTCTGCAGTTCGGCCTCCATGTCGGCACGCAGCTGCCGGACGTCAGCGTCCGTGCGTGTCGTGCGCTCGACGAGGATGCCCAGGGTTCCCTTGATGGACTCCAGGCCCGTATTGATCTCCCCTCGCAGCTGGGCCAGCTCGACCGCGACGTTGGTCGTCGGGTCGGGAACCGCCGTCACGACGGGTCCTTGGGCTCCCGGTTCGGCACCCAGTAGGTGATGCCGAGCGCGCCCAGCACAGCGAGCACCACACCGATGCCCTCGCCGCTCGTGACCACGCCGTCCTGCACGGCCGTGCCTGCGGCGGCAGCTCCCGCCGCGAGCGCGGCGACGACGGCCTTGGCGAACTCCGAGATCCGCATGGACCTACCTCACTTCCTGGGGAGCTTCAGGGTCTGACCGGGCGTGATCGCGTCGGCGTCCTTGAGGGCGTTGAGCTGGGCGATCTCGCGCCACCGGGCGCCGTCGCCCAGCCTGCTCGCGGCGATCGACCAGAGGGTGTCGCCGGTGCGCACGGTGTAGGTGACCGCCGGGGCGAGCCGGTCGTGGACCCGGGCCCGCATCGACGCCATGGTGAAGCCGAGCGGGTCGACCTTCCCGGGCTGCCACTCCAGGTGGCCGATGACGGAGCGCTCGTTCCAGCCGTGGTGGCGGCAGATCGCGGCGGAGACCCGTTCGATGGCGTCGAGTTGAACCTCGGGCCAGGGATCTTCGCCGTCGCCCCGGTTCTCGCACTCGAAGCCGTAGAAGTGGCGGTTGCCGTCGGTGTTCGACTCGTTGTCCGGCGGGAGGGCCTTCTCGTCGATGACCGCCTGGAGGACGTCGTCGTCGCCGAGGCCGGCGTGGTTGGCGCGGCCGTAGCCGACGAGGTGGACGCGGCCGTCCTTGGTGATGACGCCGTGGCACAGCGGGCCGGGCAGCCCGACGTAACCGTTCCGGCAGATGCGTACGGTGCGCTCGCTGCCGGAGGTGACGGTGTGGTGGATCATCACGCCGTGGACGGGCCCCCACAGGCCGATGTGGTTGCGGTTGTGGTGCTCCCAGTCGCCGACCTCAACGACGGTCAGCCCCTCAGCGCGCAGCACCGCCGCGAACTGGGCGGGAAGCATGGGGGGCGCCATCACACACGCCCCGGCCAGGCCCAGGTGCCAGGCTCGTCGCCCTCGCGGGCTGATGTGGCCCAGTGGACGTCCTCGCCGTCCAGGAGCACCTTCAGGTTGCAGGTGCCGTTGGTGCTGCCCTCGAAGACACGCACCACGATCGCCGGGTACTGGTCGCCCTCGCGCACGAAGTTGCCACGCCGCTCGTGGTGGGCGCGCTGCTGGGTGATGTGCCGGGCGTCGTGGTCGGTCAGCCGGTAGATGACCATCCGGCAGATGGTGGGCGCGGGCATAGGTACCTCCGTCAGGTGTGGATGGCGAGCTTGAACTGGGCGAGGAGGAGCCGGCGGGGCGCGGTGTCGTTGTGGCTGACGCGCAACGCGAGCGGCATCCCGAGGTTCACGAAGCACTCGTGGTGTTTGGTCCAGCACTGCATGCCGGGACTCGGGACCCGATGGTCGGTGCCGGTCGTGTTCCTCGGATCGTCGGTCAGGCCCAGCGGGTCACGGATGTACTGGTCACGCAGCTCGCTGTAGCCGCCGGCCTCCCACTGGATCACCGCGGTGAGAGAGCCCCAGCCTTCGTCGGACGGCCAGATCAGCCCCGAGCGGTCATCCGTGGCCCAGTTCCCGACCACGTAGCCGTCCGGCTGCTCCACCGCATGCATGTCGTGGGCGTCGTAGGACTCCCCTGCATACGGGAAGCGGACGACGTGGTATCCGCCGGGAGGGATCAGCTGCGGTTCGCTGGTGATGAGGGAGCAGACGCGTACTGCCGTCACGTCAGCCTCCGATCTGGTCAAGGAGGTCGGAGCCGACGAGGAGCCGGATCACGCCCTGCATCTGCCGTGTGAGCGCCGGGACTTGCGCGATGTGGTCGGCGTTGGTGGCTGTACCGGCCTGCACCTTGTCCAGGTAGGCCGCGTTGTTCGCGAGGGCCGTGCGGACGCGTGCGCCCAGCTGGTCCCGGTTCGCACGGCGCGTGTCCTCGACGGTCCTGGTCAGTGCCCAGGCGTCCTCAGCCGGTGTGAAGGGACGCTCCTCGACGAGGGCCCCGCACTCGAATCGCCGGTAGGTGCGCGTCGGGGCGTCCCACTGCTCGGCGGTGGATCCGTCGCGGCGCTCGCAGGTGAACGGCAGGCCGGGCACGTCAGGCCCCGGCTCCTCCGCCACGGCTACGCCTTGAGGGTGGTGACGACGACGATGCCCGGCCCGCCTGCGGCGCCCGCAACCGACGACAGGCTAGGGCCGTTGGAGCCGCCAGCCGCGCCGCCTCCGTACGAGTTGCCGGCGATGCCGGCGGTCTGGCCGACGGAGATGCCGCTGGAACGCTGCATCGCCCCGAGTACGCTGCCGCCGCCGTTGTTGAACTTCACCGGGAAGCCGGACATCGTCTGCGAGCAGCCGCCGTCGCCCCCGGGAACCCTGACGCTGCCGCCGGAGCCTCCGGTCCCGCCGTCGGCCCCGGCGAGGCTCGCGCTGGCTCCGGAGGAGGCGGTGCCGGCCTGGCTGCCGTCGCCTCCGGAGCAGGTGATGTGTGCGCCGAACGAGGAGGCTCCGCCGTTGCCGCCGGCGTTCGCTCCCGCGGCTCCGGCCGTGCCGCCCGCGCCGACCGTGACGGCCTCTGTGGCGCCGAGCGTGGCAGCGGCGAACCAGCCGCGGGCGTACTCGCCGCCCGCGCCACCCGGCGACGCGGCACCCTGTCCGGCCGTGGTGGAGGGGCAGCCGCCGGAGCCGCCGCCGCCCGCTTGCACCTCGACGACGACGAACCGTGCGCCGGCAGGCTTGTTCCACGTGCCGCTGCTGGTGAACGTCTGCACGTCGATGCTGCCCGGGATGATCGCGTCGGCGTCCTCCGCCAGGGCCTGGAGGTGCTCCCACAGACGGGCATGGTCGGTGCTCTCCGGGTACGTGATCCCCTTGGAGGTTTCCTGGCTCATGAACTGCGCCTCCACGAGATCGTGAGAGTCCACGCCGCGGACCACGAGCCCCGGCCGGCGAATCGGATGTACGGGTTGTCGGAACTGATGGAGATGGCGATGCCGCCGCGGGTGCCGTCGACGATGGCCTGCGCCCAGGCGTCCGGGATCGTGAACGTCCCCGAGGAGCCGACCTTCAACGACGGCCCGGACGTGGTCTCGTTCAGCGTCGGTGCGCCCGACGGCCGGGTCGCCTGGGTGACGAGCCGGAGGGTGGCCGTGCGGGCCGCGAAGTCACCAGCGGACAGGCGCTTCACCCGGATGGTCGCCTTGGTGACCGTGGCCCCGGACAGCGAGCGCGGCTTACTGCCGTAGAAGGCGACGCCGGTGTTGCGGCCGTAGCCGGAGCCCGCGTAACGGCCCTGGAACGTATCGGCGTAGTTGACGGAGCCGATGTCGGTGCGCCACTTGCCGTCCCGGTAGGAGGCGGTGGCGACCGGCGTGCAGGTCAGCGTGCCGGTCGTCGTGACCGGCTTCGGCACCGGCGCCGTGTCGCCCGTGTCCGGCGGGTTCTCCTGCGCCGGGGGCGGCGGCGGGGGCACCGCGGGGGCGGCGGCGAGGATGGCGGCGGCCACGTAGGTGGAGCCCACGCGGTGCAAGAGGAGGGTGTCGCCGACGGCGACGGCGAGGCCGCTAACGACGCGGACCGTGGTCGGGATGCCGCCGACGGATGCGGTGCAGGCGCCGCTGGTGACGGTCGAGTCCGCGTAGCCGATGAGCGGGCCGCTGCGGGCGAGGGAGGCCTTGAGGTCGCGGAGGTCAGGCATCGATCGTCCTCACCGTGAGCGTCATCGTGTCCGGCGCGTACGGCAGCATCTGCTTCTCGATCATGCAGGGCTGGTTGGTGAGGCCGGCGCCGGTCACCGAGACCACATCGCCGGTGATGAGGCCGGGGTGCGGCACCATCGTCACGGTCAGCCGTCGTGAGGCTGTGCGGCGCAGGCGGGCCAGCGTCGCCGCTGCGGCGGTCCGGCACTGCGAGACGGTCGTGAGCAGCGGGGACGAGAAAATGTAGGGCACCGGCAGCGGGGAGAACGGGCCGTCGGCGCGCAGGGGGCTGTTGCCGGACCGGTCGTAGGCCACGCCCTGGATCTGGTCGCCGTCGCTGTTCTCGCCGCGGGCGACGACCACGGTGAACGCGCCGTCCCTGCTGGAGGCGCCCTGCCAGCGCACCACGGTGCCGCCCGCCCCGTCGGTGATGGAGAGGACCGGATCGCCTGTGTCGTCGAGGGGCTCGATGCGCAGGTAGCCGTCCTCGGTGACCCTGGGCACGGCGGGCCAGGCGTCGAGGACTTCGCTGAGGGCGCCCATGCGGTCCTCGTCCCACTGCATGCCCACGGGCACGGACCGGTCGACCAGGGATCCGTCGAACGTGACGGTGAGCGCGGGCTCGACGAGGGAGCGCACCGTGGACGCGAGGGTGCCCGACGGCTGGAACGGGGCCACGAGCTTGGCCTCGTCGATCAGCGACAGCAGGCCCTCGGCCTGCACGTTGACGGTGTCGCCGTCGGTCTCCGCGCTGGTGGTGAGGAACCAGCCGCGGTCGATCCACTCCGTCGATCCGCCGACGTCGACGCCGTAGGAGATCCGCAGCTGCTGCCCGAACGCGGCCAGCGGATGGTCCGGGCTGATCGGATCCCACTCAACGCCGCGGTCCCGTCGCGGCACGGTCAGCGTGACCCGCTCCGGAACGGCGAGGGAGGTGTCCCGGTCCTCGCCGCCGCCCGCGACGGGGATGCTGTCCGCGAGGAGTTCACCGGCCCGCCACGACTCGGCGCGGACGACCACGGTGTGGCTGCGCTGCACAACGGCCAGGGCGGCATCGGACATCTCCAGCACGTCAGACCCCGAAGTCCTTCAGCGCCAGGGCGAGGAGCGTGGCGTTGTCCGCAGCAAGGTCCGCCAGGGAGGTGTAGTTGTCGGCCACGTCCTGCAGCGTGAAACCCGCGGCCTCCAGGATGGTGGGCCACGCCTCGGTCTCGACGATGTCAAGGCTCCAACGGCGCACCGGGTCGTACCAGTTGCGGTCCTCCGTGTCCGACAGGGCGGCCACGTGCCCGTCGACGCCCGGGATGCTGGTCCGTGCGCGGATGAGGATGATGCCCTCGGTGGCGGAGCCGAGCACCTCGTTCAGCGCGTCGCCCTGCTCCTCGGTTTCGGTGCGCACCAGGACGGTCGCTGAGGCACTCGACCGCGGCCGGGACACGACGACGATGCGGCCGCCCACGTTGAACTGGGTCGCGTCGCGGTCTCGTTTCTTGTCCGGCCAGGAAGCGACCACCACGGTCGCCCCGAGCCCACGGATCGCGTCGGAGATGACGTCCCCGTCCACGGTCGATGTGATCGTGCCGACCGACTCCACGGTCCACACGTTGCCGTTGACGTCCTCCAGCTCGGCCATGTACGACACGGCCACACCGAAAGGCTGCTCGGCGTCGACACGAAGCAGCGCGGTCTGCCCGGTGACGTCGACCGCTTCGGCCGCCCGGACCGCCACCCGGCTCGCGCCGATCACCCGGTAGATGGTGGCGGCGACGATGTTCTCCGCGAGCATGCCCGTCACCGACGCCAGGTTCCGAGGAGGGAACGCGGTCTGTGCGACGGCCGCGATGGCCGCGGTCGCCTCCCGGACCCGCAGGACGCCGGCCACGCCGACGGCTGCGGCAGCCAGCGTCGCCGTGACCGTCGGCGACTGGGTGCCGCTGCCGGACGACACCGCTCCGGTCGCCGTGATCAGCCGGGCGTCATGGCCGTCCGTGACAGCGTCGTCGGCCCGCTCGGTCACCGTGCCGAAGGTGATGCCGGTGGCGGCCACGGCCTCCGCTGTCGCCGATGCCGTGGACACGCTCACGCCGTAGCCGAGCACCGCGAAATCTCCGGCCGCCCACGTCAGCGCCGTGGAGGCCGCAGCCGAGAACCCGGTCCCGGAGGAGGTGTCCTCCCCGAAGGTGACGGCCCACCGCCAGCCGGTGCCCGCGCTGCGATCCAGCACGAGGATCCGGCCGCACACCAGCGACCCCGTGGACCCGGACGGAATCCGTGTCGACGGAGCCGCATCCGAGCCCACCAGGACCCGGGTGAAGAACGTCACCCGCCGCGGACCCGCCGCCGCCCCGAACACGCCACCGCCGCCGGAGAACGTGCCGGCCAGGTTCCAACCGGAAGGGGTGGTGGGGATGGACTCGTCGGTGTGCGCGGATACGACCTGGAGGACGGCCAGGCGCCCGGCGGTCGCCCCGGCCGGGTAGGCGGGGGTGATCGTGTCGGCGTGGTTGGACAGAGCCCCGATGCCGATGAAGGAGATGGCCACTCAGCGCCCCCCAACCTTCGCCCGGAACGCCTGCCGCTGCTCGGACTCGCGGATCATCGGCTGCACGGTGCCCTTCACGGCGCCGAGGAAGGTGCCGTTGTCGAGGAACAGCTGACCCGTGAACTGGCCTCCGGCCGTGGCTGCGGCCGAGCCAGGCGAGGGGCCGCCCCAGGCGGCGCTGATCGCCGCAGCAGACATGCGGTGCCCGGCCGCCTGCACGTCCACGAGGGTCCGGTCCATCCCCTGCACCAGGCCGGCGCCGAGCTGCATGCCGACCTGGTCCCGCATGACGGCCGACGGCGACTTGATCTTCAGGGCCTTCTTGATGGCCTTGACCAGGCTCTGGCCCAACTTGTCCATCTGCTTCTGCAGAGCCTTCTCCTGCGAGATCAGGCCCTGGAGGAAACCCTTGCCGGCGTTCTTGCCCGCGTCGTACAGGGCGTCGGCCGAGGTCCGGCCGATGCTCTTGGCGAGCCCGGCACCCTTCTTCGCCAGCGAGTTGAGCTCCTTGAACTCGGAGCCGGAGGCGGTCATCAGGCGCTCGGCGAGATCGCTGCCGGGCCCCTCCTCGATGACCTGCCGCAGCAAGTCCTTGTTCAGGCCGCGCTTTCGCAGGAAGTCGACGTCCTTCTTGAAGTCGGTGGCTTCGGCCTGCCGCGCCTTCAGGTCTTTGATCAGGGCGCGGGCGTTCTTGCCGTCGCCCAGCGCCATGAACTCTTTGCTGCTGGAGGTCTGGTCCTTGGCGAACTGCCTGCCCTCGGCGATCTTCTCGCGGAGGTTGTCCCGCTTGTCCGCGAGGGACTGTAGTTTGCGGCTGGTCCGTTCGACCTGTCCGGCGAGCCGCCATCCGGTCTTGCCCAGCTTCTTCAGGTCCGTGGCGAGCGCCTTGGCCGCGGACTTGATCTCGGACGCCGACTTGGTCAGCGAGCGGGAGAAGTCCCCGAAGTCGCCGGGCAGTTCACGGCGGGCGTTGATGACGGACTGGGGCGTGGTCTTCTTCCGCTTGACGGTGCCGCCGTTGGCGTAGCCGACGATGCCGCCGTCCGCGAACATCGGCATCCGGGTGCCGAGACGGCCCCAGTTGTTGAGGGCGCCGATGAAGCCGGCCGGGCCGAGTCCCGTGCGCTGCCCGCCCTTGCGGACCGTCTCCGGCACGAGGACGCCCTCGCCCCGGGACGCGAGGATCAGCTGATCGTCGATGCGGGGGGCGTAGCCGGGAATGTAGAGGCCGTCCGCGGCGTGGCCGACGATGCCGCCGTACGACATGCGCCCGGCGCTCACGCCCGCGATGTTCTTGCCCTTGTAGCTGTAGTACGTGGTGATCCGGACGCTCTTGTCACGCAGTCCGGCGATCGCACTGGCGAGGGCGTACACGGCGGCCTGCTGGCTGCCGGTGGGCACCGTGATGGTGACCTTCTTGCCCTTGGTCCGCTTCACCTTGTAGCCGAGCCGTTCGAGCGCGGCCTCACCGGCCTTGGTCAGGGCGTCGACGGTGATCTTCTTGCCGCGGGTGTTCTTGACCTTCCGCTGCACGTTCTCCAGATCAGAGATCGCGCCGTCGGTCTCGGCCTTGACCTCCGTGCCGGTCTTCGGCGGGATCTGCGCGTACCTGCCGATCAGGTCCTTGATCTGCTTTTCGGTGAACCCGGCCTGCCTCATCGTCCGCTTCAGAGCGCCGATACTGGTCTCCAGGACGGCGTTCCCGGCCTCCACCGAGCCCTTCTGGTCGGCCACCGACTGGGCGTACTCCTGTGCAGCCTTCGCCGAGTCGAGGAACGCGGTCTTCACCGCACGCCCCTTCTCCGAGGTGATGTCCAGCCCTGTGCCGTTCTCCTTCACCGCTGCGGCGAGGTCGTCGAGAGACTGCTCGAAAGCGATCTGCTGCTCGGCCGTGGTGATCGCGACGCCGTTCAGGAGGTTCAGCGCCTCGGTCAGCTTCTCGGCCGCCGTGCGCTGATCGGCCATCTCGTCGGCGGTCATGGCCGTCGCCTCGCCGAGTTCGCCTTCCGACGCGGCGGTGATTTTCGCCTGTGTGTCTGCACCCGCCAGACCGTTGGCGTAGCTCGGCAGCAGCGTCAGCAGCTTCTCAGCAGAGGTGCCGTGCTTCTCCGCCTCGGCCGCCATCTGCTTGAAGCCTTCGGCAGCCACGTCGGTGGCGCCGCTCGCCACGAGCGAGGCAAGGGCCTCGTCGAGCGAGGCCACCTTCTCCCGAGCGTCCTCCAGCCAGGGGCTGCCGTCAGCCATCGGGTCGAACGTCGACAGGAAGTCCTCGAAGCGGCCGGCCACGTTGGGGTGGGCGATCCGCGCGACCGCCTCGCCGAAGCCGTCCAGATCCTTGCCGAACGCCTTGGTCAGCTCACCGCCCTTCTTGCCCTTCTGCGCCAGGTCCACCAGCGAGTTGGCGAGCTTGGTCGCGTCCGGGCCGGCGCCGCGCATCTTGTCGGCAAGGGAGTCGATGCCCCAGGCGACGGCGGTGAGGGCGCCCAGGACGAGGCCCAGCTTGCCCAGCGTCATCATCTGCGCCCGGACCACGGTCGAGGTGATGCCCAGCGCGATCAACTCGCGGCGCACCAGCATGATGCGAGGCAGCAGCAGGAGCATCGAGGCGCCCGCCAGGCCGAGGATGCCGACGAGTCCGGTCAGGAGGCCGACGGACTGCTGGAGGCCGGGCGGGAGGCTGCTGTAGGCGTTCACGAGCCGGGTGACCCACTGCACCATGTCCCGCAACGAGGAGTTCGCGGCCGTGCCCGTCTCGATGAGCGCCGACTCAAGGGCCGCCCGCAGGAGCTTGACGTCGCCGATCAGGTTGTCCATGCGCGTCATGGCGACGGCCTGCGCGTAGCCCTGATCATTGACGGCGTCGGTGTAGGTCTGGACGCCCTCCGCGCCGTGCTTGTAGATGATGTTCGCGGCGCGGACGGCGTCCGACCCGAAGATGATGCCCATCGCACTGTTGCGGGCCTCGGGCGTCAGGCCGGCGAACGACTCCTTCATCCGCGCGGCCATCTCGTGCAGACCGACGAAGTTGCCCTGCGCGTCGTAGGCGGAGAACCCCAGCTTGTCCATCGTGGCCTGCGCCTCTTTGGACTGCGGGGTGAGCCGCTGCAGCATCACCTTGAAGCTGGTGCCGGCGTCGGAACCCTTGAGGCCCTCAGCCGCGAAAAGGGTCAGGGCGCCCACGGTGTCTTCGAGGCTGAGCCCGGTCTGGGAGGCGACCTGGCCCGCCATCCGCAGGGACAGGCCCATCTGGTGCACGTCGGTCGTGGACTTGTTCGCGGCGGCCGCGAGGACGTCGGCGACGTGCCCGACGTCCTTGCCCTTCAGCCCGAACACGGTCATCGCGTTGGCGGCGATCTCCGCGCCCTCGGCGACGTTGATCTCGGCTGCCGCCGCCAGGTTCAGGGCGCCGCGCAGCGCGCCCCCGGCGATGTCGGCTGTGGACACGCCGGCCTTGGCGAGTTCGTGCTCCGCCTCCGCCGCCTGCACGGCAGAGAACGCGGTCGTGCGGCCCATCTCCAGTGCCGCCGACCGGAGTTTGACCATCTCGGCGCCGTTGGCCTGGGTGACGGCCCGGACGTTGCTCATGGCCTTCTCGAACCGTGCCGACGCTGCGACCGCGAACCCGAACGCGGCGATCAAGCCGATCGAGGCACCCTGCACCATCTTCAGGGCGGTCCGCTGGTTCTCGCCGACCCGGACCATGGTCCGGCCGGCGTCCCGCATCCGCGTGCGGATGTCGCGGGAGGTGCGGCCGGCCGTACGCGACGCCTCCCCCATGCGGGCCCGGAACGCGGTGATGTCCGCAGTGAGGATGACGGAGACGGTGCGGACAGCCACGGCTCACCCCCTGGTCAGGTTGACGTGGAGGCCGCGCATGTCGCCGCCGCTGGATTCGAACTGACCCACGGTGCGGGCCGCTGTGTGGCAGGCGTGGCAGCGCACCAACTGCGCTTTCCACGTCCCTTCGTTCTTCTTCTCCGTGGCGTCACCCCACGGCTGGCGGCAGTCCGGGCACACGTCCTGCTCGATGTGGTGCAGGGCGAGCGCCCACTCCCGGTCCTCGTCCGTCCACAGCGGTTCCCCCGGCTGCGGCCACGGACGGCCGAGGAAGATCGACCGGGGCACGCCCCAGGCGCGGGCGGTCTCTACTTCCCGCCGGTGTGGGAGGCGAGGATCGCGGAGGCGTGCAGCGCGAAAGGGACGGAGGTGCCCTCGCTGTTCACGGACCAGGCGGCGTTGATGAGTTCCTGGCGCTGCCCCAGGTTGAGCGTCTCGAACAGGGCGTCGACGTCCTCGGGCGTCATCACCGGGTCGATCGCGCACGCGGCCACCAGCGCAGGAGCGAGGGTTTCGTCGTCCCACGCCTCTTCCGGGGTCTTGCCCGGATGCTCCGCCACGAGATCGCTCCACGCCTTCGCGCCGAGCGCCCGGAACGTGAACGGGACCTCGGCGGCCGCCATTCGTTCCCGGGCGTCCTTGATCTTCTCGGCGATCTCGATGCCGGGGTTGGCCTCGGCGAGCGACTGCTGCTGCCACGACGAGGTCGCCGCCAGCTCCGCCTCCAGGCGCTCGACCTCGGCGGCCACATCCCCGGCGAGACAGATCGGCACCGTGTGCTCGCGCGGCTTCGCCTTCGCGAGGATGTCCTTGATGTCGGGCATCAGGCGACCGTCGCGTCCGTGTTCGGCTCGGCGCGCAGCTTCATCTGGCTGGTGAACTTCGCGACCTCGTTCGGCGCCGGCGGAATGCTGTTCCGCTCGCCACACTCGACGGGGTAGACCTCGCACTTCTGCGCGGCGGCCCAGGCAGTGGTGTAGGCCAGGATGCGACGCACGACGAGGTAGCCGGTGGTCTGGTACGGAAGCGTGGTCCACGGCAGGTCGTCGGTGGGGTTGTCGCCCCGCTTGAACGTGACCTCCGGGGAGAAGCTACGGCGGCCGGCACGGTTGGTGGTGAACGTCGACGCGAGGCTGGAGTTGTCGACGTCGGCGGTCTCGGCCGGGATGTTCAGGCCGTCGGGGGTGATCCGCTCGGTGAAGTTGAGACCGGCGTTCAGCTCCGCGACCGTCGGCGCAGCGATGTTGGCGATCGTGGTGACCCAGTAGACCCGGGTCTTACCGTCGTTGATCACGTCGGACATGGACGTGTCCTCCTTCGGGGCATGAAAAAAGCCCCGACGAGGCGGGGCGGGCGGGCTGTGCGGGGGCGGCGGTCAGATGGACAGAGCGGCCACGGTCACGGACGTCACGCCGGAGTAGGTGACCGCCGCGAGACCCGAGTCGGAGTTGTCCGCGAACGGAGTCGCCGGGATGGGGATCATCTTCTCGCCGGACGCGTCCACCGTGACGGTCAGATCCGGGTTGGCCACCGAGGCGTAGAAGTTGCCGGGCGCGGCGACCGTGACGGTGATCGGCGAGCCGCCGCCGTTCATGACGTGCAGGAACGTCGTCGGGCCGGGCCTGACCTTGTCGCCGCCGCCCGCGGCGGCGGCGTAGGTCGGGTCGGTGCCGGCGGCGACGATGGCTTGCGTGGTGAGAGTGGCCACGAGGCTCCTCCTACGAGGTGGATTTGAGGTGGTACTGGATCGGGACGTAGAACAGCGGCGGGGAGACGTCGTCGTCGCGCTGCACCGGGGGGCCGCCGAGATCCTCCGGCCGCCACGTGGTGCGGCCCGTCACCGCGACCGGCGCGTGCAGGGCCCGGCGGACCTTGTCGGCCAGCCACAGGCAGCGCTCCTCGGTCGGGGCCACGCACGTCACCTGGAACATGCAGTCGAAGTCTGTGCGGGCGTCAGCCAGTGACTCCGACACCGCCTGCCCCGGCGTGAAGTACAGGACCACGTACATGCGGTCGGCCGGGACCGGGTCGGGGGCGCGGCCCAGGCCGACCACCAGCGGTGCGGCCTCCAGCGCGGCCCTGACCGCGTCCCGGTGCGGCAGGACTGCGGGCGGGGTACTCATCCGCGCCCCATCTGGGCGCCGATCGCCGCCACGTGCAGCGTGAAAGCCGCCGCCTCCGCCGCCAGCGCCCGGGCGCCGTCCATGTGCGGCGGGTTGTTGACCGACCCGAACTCCAGCAGGTTGCCGAGCGGACCCTGCGGCCTGCCCTTGTCCGGGCCGATCTCAGCCGATGCCCCGGTCGGGTGCGGCCGCATGTCGTAGCTGATGGACGCCGGATACAGGCGCGCATGCCTGCCCGAGCTCGCCGTCGCGTTCGCCCGCCAGGCGTTCTTCACGTTCAGCGCGCCGCGCGCCACCACCGCCCGCGCCTGCACCTGCGCGCGGGCGCCGTTGGCGCGGAACACCCTCGCCAGTTCGTCCAGTTGGCGGGTGTTCGCGTTGATGCTCATGGTGACCTGTCCTCCGCGATGATCCGCCACGCCGTGGCGGTGCCGCTGTACTGCACGCCGGACACCCACAGCCGCAGTCCCGTCAGCCGCGGGTCCGGGGATGCGGTCACGTCGATGACGTCGCCCGGCCGGGGCCGTTCGCCAGTCTCGGGCAGCTCCGTGGCGAACGGGATCGTCACCTTGTACTGCCGGAGCGTGACCTCCTGCTCGCCAGCCTGGACTTCGGAGTCGGCGAGCTGCTCGACCTTCACCCGCGCCCGGCCGGTGTAGAAGGTGACCGCGGGCTGGCCGGGCACCGTCTGCCCTGAGTCCCGGTCGAACAGGTCGGGGCCCGGCCGGTAGACGCTGACGGTGTCGCGCATCAGGGCCTCGGCCTCACGGCGGCCGGCGGCGAGAGCGGCGTCGAGCGCGCTCACGACGGGGCCACCGAGAACGCGGCCCGCCGGTAGGGCCGCAGGTCTTCCTTGTGCGCCCGGGTGAGCCGGGCGCCCCCGATCGTCTCCGCCGCGAACGTGCGGCTGTAGTCGTCGATCGCGACGCTGCGGAGGTTCTCCGGGTTGGCCAGGTTCATCTTTGCGAGGTCCACGACGATCTCCACGATGTCGTCGGGAATCTCCGCGTCGCCGTGGCTGTAGGTGACCCGCACCCTGGGCGCCCACACGCCCAGCTGACGCTGGTAGGGCCAGCCCGCGATGCGGGTCAGCGCGTAGTAGGACTGGCTGCGGGTGAGTTCACTGCCGAGCCGGGTGTAGTCCCGGTTCTCGACCGCGATGACCTCGACACCCCCGGGCTCCGCCAGTTCGACGACGGTGAGCGGGTGCTCCTCGTCGACGACGAGGGGCCGCTGCGGCAGCGTCAGCACCCGCTCACCGCCGGGCAGGTCGATCGTGTCGTCCTCGACGAGCGTGATGTCCTGCCGGACGTACCGGCGTACCCGGCCCGACGCCCACCGCAGCGCCAGTTGCACGTCTGCGGCCGGCGCCGACTCCGCCAGGCTGCCGAGGTCGGCCACCGTCGCCAGCGGGGGAAGAGCCACGGCAGCCTCCCCTCAGCTCTCGGTGAGCTTGGCGAGCTGCTTCAGCAGCGTGGCGCGCGGCTTGTCGGTGGCCTGCTCGGCGGCGGCCGCCTGCTCAGCCCGCTCGGGGTCGTCGCCGACCCAGTCGAGGACCTTGCCGACCGCCGCGGTGATGTCCAGCTCGTCGGACGGCGGCGGATCACCGGGGTCGGTCGCGTCCGCGTCCGGGTCGGACTCGGGCGGGCAGTGAGGGCCGTCGCACACGTCGCCGTCGACGCACGGCTCCCGGTGCCCCGGAGTCTGGCCCGACTCGCTCTCCTCGGGGGCGTCCAGGCAGGTCACCTTGCCGGGGGCGCTCTTCAGCAGCAGGGCGGCGAGTTCACCGGTGACCTCCTGCCCCTCGGCGAGCCGTACGGGGACGTGACCCTGGAACAGCTTGATGTTCTCGTTGACGCGTACGCGCACGAGATCCTCCTCTCCGGGCCCCACCCGGCCGCAGCCGGGTGGGGCGGGCGGTCAGTTCGCGGAGTGCTCCAGCATCACGGCCCGCTTGAACTGGGCCGGGTCGCCGTTGGCGAGGCTGTCGCTCGGGACGCCGTAGTCGCCGACCCACGACCAGGCGGTGGAGACGATCTGCTGCAGGCGGTCCTGCGGCGGGCGGACGATACGGGCCACGTCCACGCCCGGCGCCACGTTGATCATGGCGATCTCGGGGACGTCCGCGACGCCGGTCTCCCGGAGCAGGCCGCCGATGTCCTCGAACGGAGCGGACACGAGGGCACCCGAGCCGACGACGACCGGTCGGTGCACGGTCGTCAGGAGGTCCTCGTATCCGGTCGAGGCGGTGGTGAGGTACGGCACCTCCTCGTTGCGGACCCACACGATGCCGCCGAACACGCCGAGGGCCAGGTCCCGGTAGGTCTCCGAGTCGGCGCGCCCCTGGTAGAGGTTCTGGAACTCGGTGTCCTCGAACAGCTGCGACTCGGTCACGCTGTCGATGTGGGCGACGTAGTTGCCGCCCTCGGCCGAGGGAACGCTCATACGCCGCAGCCGGGCGACCGCAGCCCGGAAGTGCGAGAACTTGATCAGGTCGCCGGCGCCGAGGTCGAAGGCGCTGTCGTTGGACGTGCCCGCGCGTACCGAGTACGGGGCCTGCGCGGAGACGACCGAGTCACCGAGCACGTCGGCCCGGGCGGTGCCCAGGGTCAGGGTGCCCGTGACGGTGTCGACGCCGGTGACGGTGTTGGCGACGCCCTCGATGCTGACGGTCAGCGGGTTCGCACCGGAAACCGGCGTCGGGACCCCGTTGACGATCTTGTGGGTGAAACCGTCGACGCTCGCGACCACGATCGACGTGTCCGACGAGCCCGCCGTGCGGCAGTACGTACGGCCGCCCGCGTACCCCCGGTACAGCTTGTTCCGGGCCAGCCGGTTGATGGTCTGGCCGGCGTGGATGCCGAGCCTGGACACGTCGTTGAGGAACTTGCTCGCGAGCGTCATGCGGCTCTGGAGCATGTTGGTCTCCACCGCCTTGCCGTACTGGTCCATCACGACTTCCCACTGCTCGATGTCGTAGGTGCCGGTGCTGGCGTCGGAGCCGGTGATGGCGGTCGGGTCCGGCGTCATGAGCCCGTTGCGGGTCATGATCCGGCGGTCGCCGAGGCCGCCCTGCCACGGCTCCGGGTCGGCGATCTGCGGGAACAGCAGCTCGGGCCGCAGGGACTCGTGGAACATCCGGTCCAGGAGCCCGTCCTGCATGATCGCGCGGATCGCCGCCGGCAGGGTGGACCGGACGTCGTGACGGCCGAGGTCGAACCACGGCCGCGCGGCCGCCGGGGACGGGATGAGCGTGCGGAGGCCGTCGTGCCGGTCGAGCCGGAACCACGACCGGCGAGCGGTCAGGGTCATGTCTACTCCTGTGTGATCTCGACGGACACGAGGTCCGGGTGTTGTGCTGCGACCTGCTCCAGGCCGAGCAGCGCGGTCTGTGTGATGGCCGACACCGCTGCGCAGACCCGCCCGTCCTCGACGTGGCCTTCGTGACCGTCGACCTCGATCGAGGTGCGACCGTCCGTCAGCCGGGCACGGATACGGATCACGTCAGCGGCGCAGCTTCACGCCGTACTTGGCCAGTTCGGCGTCGACGGCGGATCGGTCGGCGGTGCGCCAGTCGGCGGGCGGCGGGTCCTTGCGCGGCCCCTGGCTGGGGTCGGGCTTCGGCTGCTTCGGATCCTTCGGATCGGCGGCAGCCTGCTTCTTCAGGTGCGGCTTGCGTTCCAGCAGCTCAGCGAGGTCGGAGGCGATGCCTGCCGTGTCGATCTCGCCGTCGGCGTCGGCGTACGCGGCCAGGTCGAGGAACGCGACCGCATCGTCGGGGTCGGCGAACTCTGCGGCTGCGGCCTTGACCTCCGCACGCACGGCGCGGGCCGTCGCGGCTTCCGCGCGCCTCGCCGCGGCCTCCGCCCGGCTGGTCGCCTTGTCCAGCTCGGACTTGTCGCGGTCCTCGTACTCCTGAACCTTCGCCTGGGCGTCGGCGGCAGCCTTCTTCGCGGCGGCGAGCTCCTTCTTCGCGGCCTGCTTCTCGGCCCGCTCCTTCTGGAGCGCGCGCTTCCCGGCGTCGCCGAGCCCGTCATCCGGGTCCTTCGGATCGGCCGGGTCCGGGTCGCCCTCGGGGTCCTTCGGGTCGGCCGGGTCCGCCGGATCCTTGGGATCGGCCGGGTCGGGGTCGTCGTGGCGGGTGATGCTGAACCAGTCCACACCGCCTCGGGCAGCGGGCAGCCAGCGGTTACGCAGATACATCAGGTGGGTCTCCCGTCGCGGGATCGGTGAGCAGCCGCGCATCGCGCGCGGACAGAGCGAGGCTTCTCAGCCGTCGATGTAGCCGAAGCGCCGCAGCATGCGGATCGCTTCGTCCCGGCTCTCGGCGAGCCGGAAGATCTCCTCCGGCATGAGCCGGGGGGTCCGAAGGCGGAACTGGCGGCCGATGTCGGCCGGGACCTGCCCGCGCCTGATGGCGCGGGTCCGCTCCGAGCGGTAAAACGCGCCCCTCGTCGTGGTGCCCTCGCGGGTCGCCCTGACCCTGCGGCCGAAGGCGGACGCCGTGTACATGCCGCGGCGGGCGTTCACGACCGAGGTGATGTCCGCGCCCGCCCGGATCGCGCGAGCCCCGGCGATCGTGAAGATGCGGTCCTGCTCGCGCCGGGACAGCGAACCGAAGTACGTCTGTGCGTCGACGAAGCCACGCGGCCCGCCCCGGCCGACGGTGGGCGCCATCTCCCGGCGCTCCAGGAAGCCGCGCCGCAGGCTGGATCGGGCGATCAGGGTGGCCGGCATGTGGATGCAGTCGCACCGCGGGTGCCGCTGAAAGCCCGCGTTCCACCCGAATTCCTTGCCGGACAGGATGGCGCAGCGGGCGCAGCACGGGGCGGCGGCGATGCGGATGTAGCCCTGGATCGTGCGCCGTCCCGCGATGCCCGCGCCGACCGCCGTACGGCCGGCGTCGGCGACCTGGGTGGCGGCCATCTTCAGGAGCTGGTTCAGGCCCCGCATCATCGCTTCGACGTCGTCCAGGCCGGCGCCGATGGCCTGCTTGGTGGAGATGACCGGCAGGTACAGCAGCGACTCAAGCGACCGGCCGTCGGAGGCGTGCCCGGCGAATGCTGCCGCCCGCAGACGCGTGCCGTCGGGTTCGCTGCCGTCGGCGGCCTCGATGGCGTTCAGGTACGGGTCGGCCTGGGTGGCCGCCGCGAACTGGCCGACGGCGACGGCCTCGACGATCCGCGGCCCCACCAGGGCCTCCCAGGAGCCGGTCAGGTCCCGGCGATCCAGCTCCCGCCACAGGTCTTGCACGCGGTCGGCCGTACGGCGCGCGAGCCGGGACTGCGCCACGTAGTACGCCTCCGCCAGCTGAACGGCGGACAGGCGCTCGGGCGCTGTCGTCACGCGGCGTCCGCCGGCTCGGGCAGCGGCTCGTCCTCGTCGTCCACGCCCGGCTTCGGCCCGGCCTGCAGAGCGGCCAGGTCCCCGGCGAGGACCCGGGCCATGGCGTCCTCGGCGGCCTCACGGTCCTGCTCCTCCATGCGCGCGATCTGCGCCTGCGAGTAGCCGAGATCCTCGCGGGTCTGCCGCAGCGGCACGATCTTCGCCGAGTACTTCTTCACTGCGGCATCCGCCGCCTGCGCGACGGTGGGGGTGGAGGCGTCCCTCCATACCGTCTCCAGGCTCATCACCCGCGGGTCCCACTCGCCGTCGCGGATCCGCAGCGCGAGCCGCATCACCTGCTCCCACGCCTCGCCCCACTCGCGCTGGCGCCGCTCGGCCCGCTTCACGAGCCTCGACTCCGAGGACCGGATGGCGTCGGCGCTGGCCGGGTTCTGGCTGGTGTAGCCGAGGAAGTGAGGCGGCAGACCGGCCAGGCTGGCGACGAGCTGCGCGAGCTGGTTGATCGTGTCGTGGAAGTTCTTCAGCTGCGCCTCGGGGAACTGGATGACGTCCGCGCCGCCGTCCTCGCCCGAGCCGCGCCGGCGTTCTGTCGCCCACACCCGGCCGATGATCCGGGAGAACGCCGAGACCTTCCGGCCCTGCTCGTCCTGGAAGTCGTCCTCACCGAAACCGAACGCGACGCGGCGCGGGGTGGCGTGGTATTCCGCGCTGACCATCATGTCGGTGGCGATCTTGCAGGCGGCATCCGACAGCGGGATCACGGCCTTCAGCTCACTGACCCCGCCCGGCTTCTTCAGGCGGGCCCGGTTCGCGAGCGGCACCACCGGCACCTCGCCGAGCCCGTGGTCGTCGCGCGTGGGCTCACCCTCGTCGCCGGTGTCCTCGGCCCACACGCCGGAGCGGTCCTTCGTCCACCACGACGTCGCCCCCGGCAGGTACAGCGTCGCGTGCTCGATCGGCGAGGCGCCCTCTTCCTCCTCGCACCAGCGCTTCACCGCCGCAGCCACAGCCCCGGTGCGGGGGTCGTGCTCCGCGTACACATCGAGCGGCGACTCCACGGTGATCAGCGGTGTCTTCGGGTCGTCCTCGCGGGCGCCGACGATGACGTACGCCCGCCGCATCACCAGCCCGTCCAGGTGCCCCTGGTGGGACCTGGAGTCCAGCCGGTTCGCCTGCCAGATCCGCCACAGCTCCTCGTCGGCCTGCGCCTCGTCCGGGAAGCGGAAGCCCTCGACGTCCAGGCGCTCCTCAAGGCTGTCGGCGACGAGGAGCGGCCAGTTCACGACGACCTGCCGGATCCGCTCGTCCATCTCCGCCTGAAGCTCCGGCGCCAGGTAGGACAGCGGCTGCTCGCCCTCGTAGTAGGAGTCCAGCAGCGTCAGTTCCGGCTTCTCCCGGTCATGGCACTGGATCAGGTGCTTCAGCCACTGCTGCTCGGTGCGCGCCACGGCTCACCTCGCCCTCATCGCATGATCACCATCTTGGACTTCTTCTTCGGGCGTCCCTGGCCGGCCTTGATGGCGTCGGACCGGGCCTCCCACGACAGGTCCCCGGCCATCGCGCCGTCCATCTTGAACGGGCTGTCGTGGCGCTCTTTCTCGATCACCCACAGCGGCTGACCGTCCTCGTCGAGCATCTTCAGCACCCGCTTGCGGGCGTTGGCGATGTGCCGGGCGAAGGTCTCGTCACCGTTGTGGCTGACGTCGCCGGCCTTCATCGCCCGGTGGTAGGCGCGCACGCTGTAGGCCATGGCCTTCGGCCGGTTCGTCCACCACTCGGTGACCCGCTTCTCCCCCCACCGGCCCTTCCAGCGGACGACCATGCCGTCCCAGTACGGCGGGTCCGCGTACACGCGGATGACGTGAAACCGGTCGAAGGCTTCGACCAGGGCGTCATCGACCTCGTCCTCGGGGCACTCCCACTCGGTCTCGCCGGGCGGGCACTCCCAGATGCCCAGCGGCCACTGGAAGCCGGTCTCGATGTGCGTGGCGATCAGAGCGGTCGCGTCGCGGAACTGGGCACCGTCGAAGCCGACGGCGATGGGGTCCCCGTCCGGCACCACGAAGTCCGGCCGCGCCAGCTCGTCGCGCCACCGCCGCACGTCGAACGCCTGCCGTCCGGCCTGCACCCGCCGGTTGAGCCAGACCCGCTCGTAGTACGAGCGGTCGGTGTCCGGGTGGTTGTAGAGCGAGGCGACGTAGTCGACCTGCCCCTCGAAGTCCGGCCATGAGGCGATCGCCGGGCCGGACGCTTCGCGGATGGCCGCCCGCAACTGCTCGTCATCGGACAAGTCCTCGCCCTCGCGAGGGGTGGCCTCACGGTGGAAGAAGCACAGGGCCCGGTCCTTGACCTTCTCCTCCGCGACCAGCTCCGCGTACTCGTGCGTCCCCTCCGCCACCGACCCCTCGCCAGGGGTGTAGGTGGTGGTCGTCTCCAGGCTCCACGGGTCCGCGAGCATGCGCTTGGGGATGTTCGCGAGCATCGTCTGATGCGCCTCGCGCAGCCGCGGCAGCACGAACCGGTGGGTCTCGTCGAAGTGCTGGAACGTCGTACGGGCGCCGTCGCGCGAGTCCGGCGAGGAGGCGAGGGCCTGTGCCTTGCCGTCGCCGCCGATCCGCATGATGCGTTCCAGGCCCGAGTCGAACAGGTCCGCGTCCGGGCCCTCGGTGCACATCACGTACAGCGCGCCGTACGCCAGGTCCGAGGTCTGCTCTTCGGTGTACGCCACCATCGGGATGTACGGGTCCCGCACCGGCCGCCCCACCGGCCGGCCCTTCGAGTCGAACCCGTCGCATCGCACCGGCGCCTCGACATGCAGCTCCGCGTACGCCACCGCGGCGGCCAGCTCTGTCTTCGCCGTGCCCTTGCGGACGCTGAGCCCGACCCGCTTGAAGCGGCGCCGCCCGGCCCGCGGATGGTTCTGCGGGTACACCTCGTACCAGCGGTAGATCAGCGCCCGCTTCTCTGCGTCGAGCTGGTAGTCGTCGCCGCGCAGGTCGCCGGGGCCGTGGACGCACCGCTCTTCGAGGAACTCGCAGACCTGGGGTCCGAGGGTGGGCCAGGGTTCGGCGTCCGGCGCGGGGACGTGCAGGACGCCCACGGCCTACACCGCGTGCAGCGTGGCCCGCGGGTCCTGCGGAGGTTCGCCCCGGCCGCCGGCCGCCTGGGCGGTGCGGCGTCGGCGGGTCCGCTCGGAGGCGTCCTCGCCCCGCTCGATCTCCCACTGAAGACGGCGGCGGTCGATCGGGGTCAGTCCGAAGCACTGCCGCTGCAGCCGGATCTCCGACGCCAGGGACGCCGACGGCTCACGCCAGAAGTTGTCCACCAGCACGGCCAGCATGATCAGGCCGTGCACGTCGACCCGGCCGTCGACGAACTCGCTCGCCATGGGAGACGCCCACACGTCTTCCCACCAGAGCCGGGTCTGCTTGAGCCAGCGGCGGCCGCCGGGGAGTTTCGGCACGGGGAAGTCGTCCGGGACGCCGGACAGCCGGCGCGCGGTGGTCGCCTTGTTGCGGCGCTGGCGGGTCTTCGAGTCCTTCGGAATCTGAGGCATGCGATGCCCCCTTCAAGTGCCAGAACGGCACGTCAGCCGGGCCATCGCGGCACCGGACACGGTGTGACGCACGGTCACGGGACCGGCGTCGCGCCGGGCCTGGGATCCGTACAGACTGGAATCGCCCTCCCCGGCGGTCCGGCAAGATCGTTGATCTTGGGATATCCCCCCAGGTGATCATGACCGAGAGTAATCGTGATCATGATCTTGGTCTCGCCCATGATCATTCTGATCTCCGGGGAGGGAGATGATCATCACGGAGACCCCGGCCGACCCCGGGAGGGCCGGCTGAGACGTCTCAGGGGAGCGGCTGGCGCACGGCAGGGCTCGGGGTCGTGCCTTGCGTGGTGCGCAGCGTGTCTGTGTGCTCGGTGCTGTCGACCTGGTCCGTGCTCGACAGCTCGTGCTCTGCGGTGACTGAGTAGCCGAACGGTGCTGGCTTGGGCTGAGGCTCGGGGCCCGAGGTGAGGAGGCGCAGCGCGGTGGCTTCGGCTCTGGCCAGGGCCTTGGCCGAGTGGCCCTTGATCCTGATCTCGACGGTGCGGTCGCCGTTCGTGACCGTGATGTGCATCAGCCCGTGCTCCGGTGCCCGGGGCCGAGGGTGCCCTGCCGTGTACCCCGCCGTGTGTCCTGCTCGGCGAGCCAGAGCCTGACGGTCCGGTTGTGCCGTGCGTCGGCGAGGGCGTTGTGCTGGCCGGCGTGCTGCTTCGGCAGGGCGGTGTCGGGGATGCCGAGGCGGGCCCGCTCCTGCTGGATGTCGTGGGTGAACATGGGGACGCCTTCGGGCAGGTCGATCATGGGTCCGAAGAGTTGGGCGAGGGCGACGTGGTCGTACGCCCCGTAGTCCGCCCACAGTTCGGCGTCCGGGCCTGCTGCCAGGATGAAGTCGCGGACGTCCGTGGCGATGGTCTTGTGCCGCTTCACCGCAGGGTCGAGGTAGTTGAACAGCCAGTCGTTCGGCATGTGGTTGCGCCAGTCGCCGTGCGGCTGAGGCAGGCGCGGGATGACGTTGGCCATCAGCCACGGGTGGTTCCGCACGCGTCGGCGCAGCTGCCATCCGCGCCAGGTCCGGGCGGTGAGCCGTCGAGACACGGCGTAGTACTCGCGTCCGTCGTCGCAGACCAGGCCGATCGAGATCAGCTCGATGGTGCGCCCGTCCTCCAGGAACTCCAGGTCGTAGTCGATCGCGGTCACTGGTGCCACCCTCCGGGCTGGTGCTGGGCGGTCTCGCTGGAGTGGCAGGGCCCGCATAGGCCGCGGCCGTGCACCGGGTCGTTGGGGTCGAGGCCGCGGGCGACGAGTTCGCGCCGGTCGAGGGGCCAGTGGTCGGCGTGCTTGGAGGGCTTGCGGCATGGCGCGGCGTGGCCGTGGGTGGTGTCGGTGCATACGCAGGTGGGGTGTTTGGCGAGGACTGCGGGCCGGAACTCGGTCTCGTGCTGGCGGCCGTAGCCGCGCTGCCGGGCGGTGCCGCGCTGGGCTTCGGCTTCACGCCGGTGCTCGTCGCATCGGCCGGCCTGGGTGAACTCGGGGCAGCCGGGGACGCTGCAGACGCGCCATCCCGTTCGCCTGCCCATGGCGCCCCCGTCCCGCTACGGTGTCGGCTATCGCCTTATGGGGGGTCAGATGAGAACCGATGCGGCTTTCGGTGTGTTCGTGGTGGGCCTGGTGCTGTTCATGCTGGGTGTGTGGATGCGGTTCGCGCCGGCGCCGATGGTGCTGGGTGGTCTGCTGATGTTGGGGACGGTGGCGGCGACGGCGCGGCAGCGGCGTACGGGGCCGGCTCCGGAGGTGACGTTCCGGCCTGGTGGTGATGGCCGGCCGTGGCGCCGCTAGATGACGTTGAGGTAGCCGGACAGGCGGACGATGGTCTCGGAGCCGGGCGGGTCGAAGGACACCCAGACGCGGTAGTCGCCGGGGGTGAGGGTGGTCTCGCCGCCGTCGGGTCCGATGAGGAGCACGGCCTCGTTGTCGCTGTTCCAGGCTCCGGTCTTCCAGTCCGCGACCGTGGGGTTGCTGCGGTTGTGGACGGGCAGGATGGCGAGCCTGGGCGGGCTGCCCGTGATGTCGACATTCTCGGGTGCGGTGACGGGGACGTGCAGGTTTTCCGTGGACGTGGAAGGGATCAGCACGGTGCGTCGACCTCCCACCGTCCGGGTTGCGGTGCGCTGGCCGAGTAGAGCGCGCCGTGCGGCGTTCCAACGGTGAAGTCGGCGTCAGCGTCTGGGCTGGCTGTGACGAGAGGCCGCGCGGTGCTGGTCTCGACGGCCGGGCCGAGGGTGGCGCTCTTGGAGCCCGTCAGGGGCTGGGCTGCCTCTACGGAGGTGGCTGGGCCGAGGCTGCGGCTCTTCGCGGCCGCGATGGGCTGCGCGGTCTCGGTGGCTGCTGCGGCGGGCAGCGGCGCCGCCTTGGTGCCGGCCAGGGCCTCGGCCGTCTCGGTCTGTGCTGCGACACCCAGGGCCGTGGTCTTCGTGCCGGTGAGGGGCTGCGCGGTCTCGGTGGATTCTGCGGGGGTGAGGTTCGCGCCGGCGGTCACGTCCGCGGCGGCGAAGTCATCGAAGCGGAGAGCGCCGGCGGACTCCGAGCGGATGCCGACGCTGGTGCCCGTGGTGACGCTGGTGTCGGTGACGGAGACCCGTTCGATGCCGTTGACGTAGCCCTTGATGGTCGATCCGACTGCCTGCACCTTCGCCACGTCGCCCGGCGCGGCGGCGGCCGTGTAGGTGCCGATGACGGTGAAGCTACCGCCGACGACGCTGAACAGGGCCCACTCCGAGCCGTCGTTGCGCCACAGGTAGCCGCTGGAGATGTTGGAGTTGCCGCGGCACCATACGCCCTGGCTGGCGGCGACCGTGGCGGCGATGGTGACTTGCGCGGAGTGGTCACTGCTGTCCATGGTGCCTGCGGCCCGCAGGATGATCGTGCCGCCTGCTGCGCCTGGGGAGAGCTGGGCGGAGGCGATAGACCAGTCCCCGGACACTTCGACCCACCCGGCGCCCAGGTCGCTGGTGTTGCCGCGGTCGAAGTCGTCGCTGAAGCTGGCCACGGCTAGGCGGCGGAGCTGGCCCGGAGGAGATCGGCGATGGTCAGGGTGAACGTGTTGCCGTCCGGCGTCCAGCTGAGGTCGTGCTTGGTCAGCGGAATCAGGTCGGCGTCCGTGCCCGTGGTCGTGTCCGGGTCGTAGCAGACGACGACCGCGCCGACCGGGTTTCCCGTCGGCGACGTGTACACGACGTCAGCAGCGTCGATGTCGACGCGGTCGCTGGCGTCGTTGACCGTCACCGTCACCCCGGAGAGCGTCTTCCGGGTCACCGTCGTCTGCTCGTTGGACGCGCCGGCGAGGACGTCGGCGAGGGTGTCGTAGTCCCGCATCGTCGAGTCGGCGACGAGTCCGGATGCCTCCAGCGCCACGAGGACCAGGGCGTCGTTCGCGTTGGGGAGGCTGGCGTATTGGGCGATGCGCCCGAGAGCCACGTTGAAGACGATGTTCGCCATCGCGGAATCCCTCCCAGAAGGCCAGAGTTACGGTGCAGCTCAATCCGGGGCGGGTCCGTGCAGCAGAACGCCCGGCATCGTCCGGCCGGGCTGCGGAGGCACTACGTGCACCATGACACAGAATGAGCGGCACGGAGCTAGCAGTCAAGCGCTAGCAGGTCAACACTCCCGGTCAAGCCGCTTCCCTCGGGCGCGTGGCGTCGCCGATGTCGGCCAGGTCCCACAGGGCGAGCGGCTGGCCGCGCGAGGGGTTCGGGCGGAAGCCGGCCGGGGCCAGGCCCCGGCGGCGCGCCCAGTCCCGGAACTGCTTCGCCGTCCTGCCCAGGCTGTAGGCGGCCTCCTCGGTGGTGACGAGAGGCCGGCCGTCACGTCCGGTGCGCGTGGTGGTCACGGGCCCAGTGTGCAACTACCAGTCGTACCAGTGATCTACCATCTGGCCCCAGATTGGTAGTTCGGCGCGGCTGAGCCCCGGCCTCCCTGGTTGCTACGGGGAGGGCGGGGCTCGTTGTCTCGGCTACTGGAGAACGGCGCCGATGGCCAGGCCGACCAGGCTGACGGCCAGAACCGGCAGCCCGAGTGTGGCTGCCTGCTGCTTGGCGAACCGGCTCAGGACCACCTGCCCGGCCACGGCCGCGACCATGAGGACGGCAGCCTGTTGCTTCTTCGACATCTCCATTCACCTCCCTTCCACACATGGTTGGGCGCAGCATGCCACGCGGGTCTGACAATGCCCGGCAATTTAGGGGAGGTTGGAAGCAGCTGGGGCAGCTGCGACAACTGTTCAAGCGCTGTGCGAGCGTCCGCGCCGCGCCTTCCGGAACCTCCACCACAGGTCGGCGCCGTTGATGACCACCGAGAGAAGCGAAAGCGTGACGAGCATGCTCCATCGCCCATCGCTCCACGGATTCGCGTACGTATTGATCACGCCGCTGAGCGTCACGGTCAGCATGACGATCCGGCCTTCGCGATCGAAGAGTGCGGAAGCGATCCATCGCACATGGTGGAATCGTGGGCGCCCGGCGAGGTACATGCCTCGGATGCTAGTCATGGCGCTCGCGAGAAGGGTGAGTGCGGAGAGGAGCTTGAGGATCTTCCCTGGCCGGTCCTGAATGCCTGCCGCCCACTCCTCCTCCAGGCGCTGACGCGCCTCGGCGTCCGGAACGCACCGGGCCGCGAGCCAGATGACCTTGCGGGCGAGCCAGGGCGAGACGTCGCAGAACTCGTTGATGACGAGTCCGAGCACGAGGGCGGTGACGATTTCCGTGCTCATCATGCCGCCCCTAGCCGTCGCATGAACCCGAGAGCCGGGCCCAAGTTGCCGCCCCGCCGGGCAGGAAGCTGGCCCCGGCGCTCTTTGACGGTGGCTCGCGCGGACGTCATGCCTTCGGCCGTGAGTTGGTAGAACCGCCTTCGCGGTCGACCGGGCTCCGGGTGTTCGGCTTCCCAGCGGCTCTCAACCCAGCCGGCCTCTTCGAGGCGGAGGAGGATCGGGTAGACGCTGCCGGTGGGCTTTCCCGCGGCCTTGGCTACGGAGAAGCCGTGTAGTTCCTCGCCGGAGATGAGGACTTCGAGCACGTCGAGAGTCGCCCCGGTGATTCTGAATGGGGTCTTCATGACAGCTAACTCTAGTTATGCAGCGTTGACGTGTCCAGCATGTTCCACATGGCCCGACCAGGACAGCCGTTCTACCGAAACGCCTCGCAGAACGGGGTGACGGGGCAAGCGAGGGTGTCCAGGTAGCTGCCGTGGACGCACCGGTCCCGGTTGTACTCCGGGTCCTCCTGCCGCCGGGGTGCGCGGCGGATGTCGGCTCCTGCGCGTTTGTGCCAGCCGGTGGGCTCGTCCTGGGTGTCGGGCTCGAACACGGCGGCCGCCGCGACGAGGGCGGCCATGCCCCGGTAGCACCAGCCGTACGCGGCGCACCCAGAGGTGTCGTCGTCGTACACGCAGACGAGCCGGTGGTTGGCGAGCATGCGGACAGCGATCCACCGGCAGCCGGACTCGCGGGCGATGACCAGGCCGCGCCACAGCGGATCGGTCTCCGGGTTGTCGATGAGCTTCACGGGGACCTCTCCTGGTTGCGGGCGCGCTCGTAGCGTTGGCGGGCGGCGATGAACGCCTCACCGGTGCCGCCACGGTCAGGGTGCGCGTCGGCCATCTCGGCGCGCAGGGTGGCGAGGTCCCGCTTGGCCGGCTGTTCGAGCTCGGGCGGGTTCAGGTACAGGTGGAAGTCGGGCGCCCACCAGCCGCCAGCGCCGTGGTTGTAGATCTCCCCGTCGGCTTCGATCTGCTGCCGGTTCACGTAGCCGATCTCGATGTCGCCCGGGATGCGTTCGCGGCGCACGTAGTAGATCCGCTTCGGGGTCTTCTTCGTGATCCGGAACTGGATGACGCGGGGCGGCTCGTAGAACCGGGAGTCGTCGGCCACGCTGCTGTCGATGCCGTACAGGTACTCGACGGTGGCGGGCTCACTCGGCATCGGTTATCCGCTGGTCGTGGTCGGCGCACTCGCACGGGCAGTTGTGGCTTCGCTCGCACGGACATGGCTCGCAGCAGTAGTGCTGGCCGCAGTCCGAGCAGCGCGAGCGGTTGCAGTCCTCGCAGCGGTGGCTCACCGGTTCGCTCCCTCGCACGAGGACCAGCAGGAGGTGTTGTGCCGGGCGCAGTAGCCGTCGTAGACGAACCAGCGCCAGCACGGCAGCCGCAGGCCGTGGGAGCGGTGGCCGCAGTAGCGCCAGTGGTAGCCGCCGACGACGGCCGTACGGCGGTGGCGGCCGAACAGGACAAGGTGAGGGCCGACCGCCGACCAGGCGAGCAGCAGTGCCCTGACGGCGGCGAGCAGGTACAGCCGCGGGCGGGCCGGGCCGAGGACGCGGGCGGTCACCGGCCCGGCTCCTGGGGCAGCGGGCGACGCCAGTACGACTCTTCGGTGTGGTCCCACCTCTCCCAGCCGTCCCGGCCTGCGTCGGTGTTGCGCTCCCAGGTGGGGTCGGGGTCGCCGTTGTCGTCGGCCGGCGGGACCCCGGCGTTGTCCCACTGCTTTCGGGGGCCTTCGGTGGTGCGGTACTCGTACGCAGGGTGCGCGAACCGCGCGTGCAGCTCGGCGTCGGTGAGCTGCACCAGAACTCCCGAGCCAGGCTCCTCGCTGGCGGTCTGCGTGATCTCCACCGGCACGTAGCCGATGCCGAGCCGGACCGCGATGCACAGCCGGTGGTGGCCATCCCACAGCCGGCCGTCCGAGCCGATCAGCACCGGCATCGTGATGCCGTTCGCGCGGATCTGCTCCTCCAGCCTGTCCAGGTAGCCCGTTTCGGCGTGGCGGCGGGCGAGGTCGGCCCACTCTTCTTCCCACGTCCAGTCCTGGGAGCCGCAGCACACCTCGGTGAGGACCCGTTGGAGGGGCCAGACCTGAAGCTCGACGCGCGTCTCGGGTTGCGGTGTCTCAGGGGCCCGGTCTGCGGCAGGCACGACAGTCGGGGTGCCCTCCAGCACCACCCCCCGCTCGAACCCGCCACGCGCCGACAGCTTCGCCACCCGCGCCCGCTCAACATCAGCAACCTCGAAGTCGTGAACAGCCGCCAGAGCACGCACAACCTCCAGCACATCAGCGAGCTCCTCGACGAGGTGCTGCCCGTCGGCCGCTGCCGCCTCGGCGGATTCCTCGACCAGCTTGCGGCGCAGCAGACCCGGCATCTCCTGGGCGGCTGCGGTTCGGACGGTGAGGTGCTGGCCGTCGGCGGCGGCAAGGGCGGGGATGAGGTCACGGATCAGTTTCTCGGTCACCTGATTGCTGCTCGGAGAGGCCGGCCACTCCAAGCGCGGTCCGGCGGCAGCTGCTCGCGAGCGGGAGGCTTCGGCGATGGTTCTGCCGACGGCGGAGAAGGTGAGCGGGTACGCAAGGCGGCTGGCGGGCGGTTCGATGCTGCGGAGCCGGCCGAAGGCAGCTTGGAGTGCGCTCGTGTCCGCGTGGATGGTGACCACCTGCCGCGTGTGATGGCGCTCCAACTGCGCGAGGGCCCGGTCGACGTCCGGGTACGGGCGGTGTCCCATGGCGTTCACTCGTCCTCGTCGTCGGCGGTCGGCGCCTGGTCGCGGAAGGCTCCCTCGGCCCTCTGCACGATCAGTTCCAGCAGCGGGCCCACGGTCGGCTGCAGCTCCAGGACGGGCCAGTTGGCCGACCCGTAGCTGTTGTGCAGCCACTGCCGGGCGAGCACCTCGTACGAGCCGCCCCGCCGCTTGATCGTGTCCCACAGGTGGATCAGGTCCCCGATGGCGGGCGGGTGCGGCGTGTGCAGCTTGCCGTCAGCGTGAGGGCTGCCGATGTTGACCGGTTCGTAGTGGAACTGGCCGTCTCCGGCCGGGGTACGGATGTAGAAGCTGCACACGACGGGCTTCATCGGGTCGGGCCTTTCGCTGGCGCTGGCTTGATGGCGTTGAGGAAGCGGTTGGTGGCGTCGACGACGTTGCCCGTCAGGGTGTCCCTCTTGGGGTCGGCGAACGCGAGGTAGTGCACGTTGGGTTCGGCGGCGTCCGGCTTGGACTCGTCGATGCGGTTGCTGCTGGCCATGTAGCGTCCGCCGTCGGTGTCCACGGCGTTGATGCAACGCTGCTCGACCCGGCCGGGGATGTGCTCGAAGCGGGGCGTCGATCCGCCGGCGTTGCGGCGGCGGGCGGCCTCGCGGGCAGCGGGGTGGTCTGCGTCCCCGCTGATCGCGTACGCCTCGTACCGGAACGCAGCGCCGATCAGCGGCCCGACGTCGGGCATCACGAACACGTGCGAGCCGTCCGGGCGCCGGGGCAGTCCCAACGCCATGTCGGCGATCACGACCACCGCGGTGGGCGGGTGTCCGAAGGTCGTCCACACCTGCTCCGGAACCGGTACCTGGATCATGCGTACACCGGGCCCGTGGACCTGGTGGATGGTGAACAACGCGGGCTGTTCGTCCCACTCGCTACGCGAGCGGAGATGGGCGGCGAGTTCACTCCTGACCGCCTCCACGGCCTTCGGTGCAATCACGGGCGGCTCTCCTCCTCGCGGTGCGGGGCGATGTTGCAGGTGAGGATGCGCGGGGCAACGCCGTCCGGGATGCGGCCGGAGGCCCACGCGTTGCGGTAGGTGCCGGCGACGATGCTGACGGCGGTGGCGATGGCGTCCCATGAGGTCATGCCGGTGCGGGTCATGGTGGCGAGGTCGGCGCGCAGCTGGTCGTCGAGGTCGACGGTGAGCCGGTCCGCGTCGGCCGGCGCGGCCGGTGGCGCATCCGGCGCACTGGCTGGCGCACCGTCCGGGGCGCTGGGTGGCGCGTCCGGCGCAGAGGTCGCCTCGGGGGCTGCCGGGTCAGGCTGGGTCTGGCGCTGCGCCGTCGCATTGGCGTCGAGGTCGCGGCGGATCGTGTCCTTGCCGACCCCGAGCCGAGCTGCGATGTTGCGGGCGCTGATGTCGGGTTCCTGGCGCACGAGTTCGGCGACCATGGCGCGGCGGGCCGCGATCGTGAGTGGCGCGGGCATGTTCACCGGCTCGCTCCGGCCGGCCTCGTGGCGCGCGACGGCGCATCGGCGGGGCACCAGTCGCCGCCGGTGTCGCTGCGCCAGCCGTGGCGGGAGTGCGCCACCCGGCGCGCGTGGTCCGCGTTGAGGGTGCCCGTGACGGTCTGCTGGGCGCGGCAGCCGCGCCGGTCGCAGTACAGGGTGTGGGCGTAGCCGATCGCCATCAGCTCTCACCGTCCTCGGTGACGTCCGTCCAGCCGTGGAGGTCGCTCTCGTCGCGCGGGCTCCAGGTGGCGGCGCCTCGCTCGGTGCGGAGCCAGCCGAAGGCGGTCGGCAGGATGCTGTCCGGTGGGGTGCCGACGTGGCTGACGCGGAAGTAGACGAACTGGCCGTGGAACGCGCGCCGGTAGGTGTGGCCGGGGAGGAAGAAGCCGGGGGTGGCGTCGGGGTGTGGCGGGCTTTCGAGGATGGCGATGATGGCCATGCCGAGGTCCCAGGCTTCCGCGCTGTCGCGGATGTCGACCGTCGCGAGCCGGGCCCGGATCTCGTCGTGGCGCTGGTCGGTCACCGAGGCGAAGCGACGCAGGCGCTCCAGCTCGGCCGGCGCGAGCCAGCCCGACACCTTCGCGCGAGTCTCCTCGTCGAAGAGCAGCGCCACGGGCCGGCCGTCCTCGGTGATGGCGCCGACGGTCAGCACCGGATCTTCCTCCGGGGCGGGCTCGATGGCAGTGTCGTACCGGGACACGACCAGCGGCACGGGGGCGGCCTGCGCCTGGTCGGTCATCTGGCGCAGCAGCTCGGCGACCGCGCGGGCCCCACCGGCCGCACGCTGCCCCTGATCGTCGTAGAGGCGGGTGGCCTCCGACTCGGCGGCGGTGGTGGCTTCGTGGAGCGCCTCGGCGCGTACCTCGGTGCGGTAGGCGGCGAGCGCCGCCCGCTGTCCGTTCTGCGCCGGGCCGGGCGCTGCGTTGTGCTGCATGATCCACAGGCACCACTCGTACGCCGACGGCCACGTGTGGCCCGCGTACGTGATCGGGGCGCCCGGACCGGGCCTCGGCACGGCCGGAGTGGACTCGCCCTCGCGCGGGTGAAGACCGCGGGTGCCCTTCTCCGTGGAGGTGGTCTCGATCATCGACAGCACGACCGCCCGGCACCTTCGCCACGCATCGGCGTACGACCCCGCGTTGAACGTGCCCTGCAGGTGCTCCGGCAGCTTCATCGCTGCGAACTGCTCGTCGACCAGGCGCAGCACCTCGATCCGGTGCTCGGCCAGCAGCTCGGTCGTCCTTGCGCGCAGGTCGGCAGCCTCATCCGTCGCCGCCTTCCGAGCGAGCTGCGACGCGATGACGGTGAACAGCATGTGCTGGAGGGCTTCCTGACCCTCGCGAGCACGGGCCCCGGCGCGGTCGGCGGCCCACCCCCGGCCCAGCGCGCGCTGGTAGGCCATACGCCAGGCGGTGCGGTACCGCTCGGCCCGGGACTCCGCGTCGAGGAGACGCCGCAGGACGGGGGCGGTGCGCACGCCCATGTACGCAGCCAAGTTGAGGCAGTACCAGTCCTCTCGCTGGGTGGTGTGGTCGTGCTCGCGGCGGTCCCGCACCGACTTGCCGAACGACAGGAGCAGTGAGTTGCGCGCGGGCTGCGCGTCGCCCAGCAGCTCGGCGAGCTTAGCCCGCTCCTCCAGCGTCATCTCGTGATGGGCGCTCACCGGCGCTCACCGCCCTTCGACTCGGGCTTCACGCCGGCGATCTCGTACCAGGCGGCGAACTCCGGCGATCCCATGCCGGCCTCGGAGCCCTCGACGGGCGCGCTCATGGCGGTCGCGGCGGCCAGGGCGAGCGTCGCGTGGGCCTGGGCCTCGGCGATGATCCGGGCAGCATCACTCGGGTGCAGGGCCGTCGCGGACTCTTCGAGGAGTTTCTCGGCCTGGTCGTAGTGCTCGGGTCCGGTGGCCATCAGGTGCCCGCTCCGTTCCTGGTGTCGGTGTCGAGCCGTGCCGCCCAATCGGTGAGCACGGCGAAGTCGTCGTGGGTGAGGCCCTTGCCCGGGTCGACCCAGTGGAGGAGGGCAGGCCCGTTGTGGTGACGGTCGACGTACGCGCGGTCGACGTCGGTGATCTGGTCGTCCACCCACACGAACGGCCGCCCGGCCGCGTACTCGACGACCCGCCACGTCTTCACGTAGGTGCCGTCGGGCCGGTCCGCGAACTGATCGCCGAACTCGATGACGGGCAGGTCCCGTTCATGCGGGAGGCCGATGCGCCAGCCGATCCACTCGTTGGCGTCGTGCTCCCACGTCGTCGCCCACACCAGCTCGAACGGCAGTGCGAGGAGGGTCGGGCCGTGGGTGGGGTTGAGCCAGACCCGCAGCGGCTTGACCCGCTGCTCGGGGACGCCGGGGTGCTGGGCTATCCAGCCGTCCGGCTTGAGACGGTGCGTCTGGTAGCCGGCGGGGCGCCGGTGCGCGGGTGCGTCGAACGGATTCAGGGGGCCGTCGACGTCGAGGAGGAGCAGAGGCTTCATCGCTCAGTCCTCGAATCCGGGGAGGCCGCGGGTGTCCAGCCCCATGGGCGAGACTGCGGAGTGCATGCGGTCGACGGCGACGCTGAGGGCCTGCGCGAGGGTGACGGCGTCGCCGATGGCCGCGCGCAGCTCGGTGACGGCCTTGTTGGGGTCGAGGCCGCCGTCGATGAGGACACGGCCCTGCTCGTGGGTGTGCTCCACGGGGCGCAGGGCCTGCTCGATGGCCTGCGGCAGCATGCGCACCAGGTAGGCGAGGGAGCCGATCGCGGAGTAGGCGTGGGGCGGGTACTGCCAGCCGTCGCCGGTGTTGATCGTGTCGTGGTTGAACTGGCGGATGAGGTCGCCGGCCTGCGAGGCGGTCCGACCCGGTGTGGCCATGAGGTGACTCCAGAGGATGTTAGGGGCCCGGCGGCGGGAAGCGAGTCGGGGCGCGGACGCGCGGTCGCGTGTCCGGCCGCCGGGCGGTCGAGGTGGGGGGAGTCACGCTGGTGGGGCTCGAACCCACGACCCAGGACTTATAAGATCCGCGCTCTGCCAACTGAGCTACAGCGTGTCGGTATTGAGTTGTGCGGGCCGCGCCCCGGGGCGGGGGGAGTGGTCGGGGCGCGGCCCTGGGTGGCGGCCGGTAGGGGGAGTTACCGGCCGCCGGTCTGGTGGTCAGCGCGTGCGGAGCTGAAGCAGGCGCCGGTGGGCCCGGGTCTTCAGATCGTCGTCGGCGCCTTCCAGGGCGGCGGTCGCGCGGGCCAGTTCCTCGGTCATCGTCTTGCCGGGGCGGCGGGGTGCGACGTGGTCGAGGTAGTCGGTGACGACGCGTTCGGCGGCGTACGCGGTGCGCCCGGCCCGCTCGGTCTCGGCGCGGAACATTGCGTCGAGCCGGTCGGTGCGGCGGGCGTGGCTGTTGCGGGTGCGGTCGGTGGCGTCGTCGTCGAGGGGCCACAGGTCGGCGATCACCTGGTGGAAGTCGTCGATCGCCAGGCTGGTGCGGGCGAGCGCGGTCTCTTCCGCTTCGAACACCTCGGCGTACTTCCGCGTCAGACCGAGGGTGCGGCGGGCTTCGGTGAGGTTTTCCAGGCCCCCGGCGGTGTGCCGGATCGCCCACCGGGAGGCGGCGTCGGCGAGCGCGAACCGTTCGGTGTTGCCGCAGACGACCCGCCACGGGGTGACGACCACTTCGGCCTGCGAGGTGGCGTCGTGGCTGTTGATCGCGACGATGAACAGACGGATCTCGTCGTCGAGGCCGCCCCGGTCAACGATCACCGACTCGGGGATCTGCATGGTGACGAACACGCGGCGCCCTCCGCGCAAGGCTCCTGCGCTCTCCCAGAGGATGTGGTGCGAGTACGCGAGATCCTGGAGGAACGTGAACACGGCTCGCTGCTGGAAGAGGGTGTACCGGTGGCCGACGGTGCCGAGAGCGGCCCCGGTGTCGGTGCGGACGGTGACGAAGTGGTCGGCGTCGATGAGCCTGCGCCCGCCGTGGGTGTACTCCACCGGGTACTTCACCACCTCGAAGTCGATCTGCGCGGCGGCGAGCACGGTGTCGATGTCGGAGATCCCGCCGGGGATGACCGTGCCGAGCCCGTGCCAGGCGGGGGTGCTGGTGTAGAGGGCGGCGGTGCCGCGCGAGGTGTCGAGCCCGTCCCGGCCGACGACTTCGCCCCGGTCGTAGCCAACGGTGGCGCGGTACGAGCCGGACGCGGTACGGCGGGCGTTGGTCGCCTGCATGAGTGCGGTGCGCTGGTCGTGGAAGTGCTGGTTGACGTCGGTGCTGCTCACGGGGTCCCCCTTACGGGACGGGTGGGTGGTGCTCAGCCGCAGGCGGCGGAGCGGGTGATGGACTCGCGGCGGGCGTGGTGGGGGCCGGACCGCTCGCCCCACGGGTCGACGAGCGCGAAGCGGATCTCGGCGAACCCGAGGAGGTCGAGCCGGTGGCAGATGCCGCAGTTGCAGGGGACGGCGAGCCACAGGCCGTGCAGGTGGGTGAGCGAGCCGTGGTAGATCACGAGGTCACCGGGCTCGATCAGGTCGAGGGCGCGGATCAGCGTGTCGGACATGACTCCCCCTTCCGGGACGTGCGGGCGGTTACGGGTGGCTGCGGACGGGACCGGCGTGCGGGGTCCACCGCATGGCGTCGATGCTGGTGAGCGCGGGCGGTACCGGGCGGACGGCCGGGGCGGGCCGACTGACGGCGAACCGGCCGTACCGGTCCCATGCCTCGCTGAGCACGTGGCTCTCACCGGCGGCGTAGGCGCACACGGGACGGACGTGGTCGTTGATCACGCGGAACGCCTTGAACGGCTCGTGCCGGTAGGTGTCGCGGTAGATCTCCGCCGCCACCCGGCCCAGCCACGAGCCGAAACGCCAGTCGGCGGGGAGACCTCGCTGCACGAGGTAGTCGGCGACGGTGATTGCGCGGTTGAGCTGCACATTCATGACGCCCCCCTTCGGGCCGCCCGGTGCGACCCATAAGAAAAGAGTACGAGAATGTACTAGCAACCACAAGACCTGGGTCGTACTTTCTTTGAATCAGTCGACGTTTTCCGCGCCCGCCCGGGCCTCGGCAGCCACCTGCACCGCACCCCTGTAGGCCGTCAGCAGATACAGGCGGGACCCCTCGTACCGGGCTGGCTGGCCGGTGTCGCCGTCCTCGCAGGCGTCGTTGACGCACCACGCCCGGGGCCGGTCGGCGTCCGCGCGCCCGTACACGGTGCGCTGCTCGCACGCCAGACACAGCGCATGCCGGAAGTGCACCGACGGGCCGCGCAAGCCGAGGACCGTCAGCACCGTCCCGTGCCACATGCCGACCAGCCGCGCCACCTCCGGCCCCCGGCCGGCGTTCTCGGCGCCGGGCGGAATCGCACGGAGCGCCCGGAACCAGGGCTGCGTGTGCGACGAGCCGCGGAGTTCGGCGTCGAGGGCGACCGCTTCGGTCTTGATGCGCTGCGACCAGGACACGGCCTCCAGGGAGGTGGGCGGCCGGGAGCCGGGCGGGGCGTGGCCGCCGTCGGCCGGCTGCCGGGTACGCCAGCCGAACGTGTCGAGCCGGAGAATCAGGCCGGGGCCCTCGTCACCGGGGTGCGTGTCGGTGCCGGTGTACCGGTCGACGAGGTCGGCGACCAGGCCGTCAAGCGTCTGCATCGGCGGCCTCCGCCTCGACGGTGTACGAGGTGGCGGCACGGACGATGCGAATGCCGAGGTCCGGATGCCGCTCCTGGCGGCGGGCCCGGGCCTCGACTGCGGCCTGCCGGTCGTTCATGGAGCGGGTGAGCTGCACCCACCGGTCCGCCGGGAGGTACTCCAGGTGCCACCGCTCCCGCGTCGGCCGCGCCTCCGTGTCGGCCGGCTCGTACGTCTTGGCGAGGACGTCCTCGGCGATCGGGTAGTACTCGCGCTTCACGCCGCGCACGATGTGCTGTCCGGTGTACACGAGGACCCAGGTGCTGTGCAGGTTGTCGAAGACCGTGGCGGTGGCGGCCGGGTCGTCGCTGTTCTCCGGGTCGGCGGGGTCGAGGGCGTAGAAGTTGGCGCGGCCGGTGAACGCCTGCACCTCGGCCTCGTTGTCGCCGGTCCACTGGATCGTGTCGACGGCCACCGGCCTCCTGCGGTACCGCACCACTTCAGCCATCGCTGTTCTCCTTGCTTCGCCGTGCTCGCCAGATGCGTGCGCACCAGCCGCACACGTCTGTGCCATCGGGGTAGAGGGCGCCCGAGCCCTGCTGAGGCTCCTCGCCGGGGCGGAGTGACCGTTGCAGGCCGGGGCAGTTGAGGTAGATGTGGTCGGTCGGACCGCCGGGCGCCATGTACCAGGGGCTGACGGAGTTCTCGGGGCCGTGCCGGTCGCGGTGGTCAGCATCGGCGACAGCGAGCGCGGCCTCCAGCACGGTCGGGTGCTGGGCGATCACGTCGCCCGGGTGCGCGGTCACTGTCCGCACCTCGGGCACGGCAGCTCTACGAGGTCCACGCAGACGATGCAGAGGTTGTCCGACTCGTCATCCTTGGTCGCCCACGGCACGCCGGTCACGTCGGTGCCGCACAGCGCGGTGTCCTCGTCGCAGTCGCACACCCCGTGGGACAGGTCGTCGCCGTGGCCGTTGGTGGTGGTCGCCGGTTCGGGTACGAGCGTGGTCACGGTGCGGGTACCTTCTGGTCGGACTGGGGCGGGTAGGGGAACGGGCGCAGGTGCACCTCGCCGACGGGAATCTGCGGGTCGGCGACCAGGGGGAAGCCGCGGAGGTCACCGAGCCGGATCGTGTCGGCCGGCTGTTCGAGACGCTCGGCAAGCTCAGCTCGCAGGTGAGAGGTCAGGGCGGCGAGCGTGCCGAGCTCGGCCGCGATGACCTGCACCGGCTCCTCGACGACCACGAAGAACTTCACGGCCGGGTCACCTCCTGTGTGAAGAGGTCGGCCTGCGCCGACAGCGGCCGGTTGGACCAGAGCACTTCGGTGCGGGCCCGGTCGCCCTTGGCGTTGCCGGTCATGGTCGGCTGCTCGTACCGGTGCCAATCGGTGTACAGCTCGTCGTAGAGCGGCGAGTTGTAGCCGGAGAGCACGACCGTTGCCGCGCAGTCGGCGAGTGCGTCCGCCAGTTCCCGGTGCTCTCCCTCGGTCTTCAGCTCATGCCGGTAGTTACGGCCCCAGCCCCGCGTCGTGCCCAGGTAAGGCGGATCGGCGTACAGCAGCACATCGGGCTGGGACCCGTACTTCCCGATCAGCGTGAGCGCGGGCAGGCACTCCAGCGAGACGGTGTGGAGGCGTTCCGCAGCTGCAGCGAGCCGGAGGGTGTAGGCCTCGAGGTAGCCCGGCATCGAGGTGACCGAACCGGCGGGGTCGATGTAGTGCCGCCAGCCGGTGTTCCGCAGGGTTCCGGAACGGCCTTGGGCGAGGCGGCACCAGATGCGGCGGGCCAGTTCGAGGTCGCCCTCGGTCGGCTCCCACGTCGCGGCGAGCTCGGTGCGGCTATGGGGGGTGAGCATGCACACGCGCAGCAGTTCGTCAGGGTGGTCGCGCAGCACGCGCCAGAACGTCATCAGCTCGCTGTCGAGGTCGTTGACGGTCTCCATGCGCGACGGGCGCTTGGCGAAGAGCACGGATAGGCCCCCGCAGAAGGGCTCGACGTAGTGGTCATGGCGCGGCAGCAGCGACGCGATCCACGGGGCGAGACGCTGTTTGGAACCGAAGTACGGGACGGGCGACTTCACGGCCGGGTCACCTCCAGGCGTCGGCGCCCACCGCGGTCCTGCTGGCTGGGGACGACGTGGTACCCGGCGGCGCGCAGCTCGTCGGTGATGGCAGCCAGTTGGTCTGCCTCTCCGGGCCCGTCGTAGAAGACGTGCGTGCGGCGGGGGCCGGCCTGGGCGACGCGGAAGCCGGGGTCCCACTCGCCTCCCTCGAACTCGGAGAACTCATGGCCCTGGTCGGTGAGGAGCCGCTCCACGCTGGCGGCCCTGATTCGGCGCGCCACGTCAGGACCTCTCCGGGAGGCCGGGGCAGTAGCAGGCGCTCTCGCCGGGCCCGTACGGGTAGGTGTGCGCGTTGTGGTGCATGTCGAAGGCGCACGGCCGTTCGTGGGTGGTCGGCCGGATCGCCACGCTGACCTGGTGGGCGAAGCCGCGGGCTTGGCGCCGCTCAGGGTCGGAGCGGGGGCTGTTGAGGACAGCCTCGGCCAGGGCCTGGACGCGCGCGAGGATTCTGCCTCGGTCGGCGTAGGCGTCGAGGAGGGCATCCACGGTCTGGTGCGTGGGCATGGATCAGCGCCCCTCTCGCTGAGAGGCGGCCTTGCGGCCCGCGTTGTACTCGGCCCAGGTGGTGGCGAACCGGTACTGCTCGTGAGGGGGGGCCACCGGTTTGTCGGCGGACTCCTGGGGTTCGTCGGGGGCGGCCTTGTGGCCGGCGGCTTCGAGCGCCCGGTTCACGGCGATCCAGATGTGCGCGGACCGCCCGGCCTTGGTGGACGGAAGGGAGTTGCCGAGGCTGTCGATGTGGTTCTGCACGGCCTCGTAGGCGCGCTGACGTGGGGTGCGGTGGGCGTCGTCGGGCAGCCGGCCGGGGCGTGCCGGGCCGTCGGCGGTGGGCGGGAACGCCGTCTGGTACTCGACGTCCGCCTCGCGGATCGCGGTCTCCAGGTCGGCCATGTGGTCTCGGCCGCACCGGGCGCACGCCTCACCGCGCACGACCTGGTCCTCGCGGTCGGTCATGGCGGTCGCGACGATGGACCGCAGCGAGCCGATGAGGTCCTTCTGCAGGCTGATGATCTGGTGCGTCTCGGCGAGTGTGGTCTCGGCCTGCTCCGCGCGGCGGACAGCGGCGACGCGGTCGGCCTCGTTGGTCACCAGTTCGTCGTGCCAGCAGTCGCGATCCGCTTCGGCTGTCTCGGCCCGCCGGATCATGGCGCGGCACCAGTCGCCGAGCCGGTTCACCTCGGCGGCGAGGCGCTCCTGTTCGATGAGGGCGGCCTCCAGCCGGGCCGCCTGGGCGAGTTCGGGCCTGAGGGCATCGAGTACTGCACGGGCGATCACGCCCCGGGTGAAGGGCGAGAGCCACTCACCGTTTGCCGTGAGGGCGGGCACGATGGCGTCGACGACGCGGGCGGCGTATGGCTCACTCGGCGCTGCCTGGTCGGTGGATGTGTCCTCCGGACTGTCCTCTTCAGCACCCTGGCTGACGTGCCAGTTCGCGCTATCGGGCGCGATTCTGTCCACTCGCGTGTCCACCTCGGTGTCGCCCGTAGCGGTGTCCGGACAGCCTCCGGGGTGGTGGCCGTCGTCGTGCGGGCAGACCGCGGCGCACTGGAAGCAGTAGCCGTTCAGGATGCTGTGGCCGATCTGCGGGTGGCCGCACGAGCAGCGATGGTCACAGCCTTCGGTCCCATTGACGCCCTGGCAGGTGACCAGGCGCGGGTCCATCGCCAGCCGCTCGCCGGTCGCCTCGAACGGGGTGCGGCCGCAGCACGGCATGAGTCCGGAGCCGAGGGGCGGGCAGGCGTGCGCCGTCTGCCGATCGATCTCGGGGTGCTGCGCACGCATGTGCGCGTCCCACTCGTGACGCGGGACGAGCGGGCAGCCCTCGCAGTACGGACAGGGGTCCCGCACCTCTACGAACGCCAGTGGGTCGGGGATCCGGTCGCGCTTGGGATCCGGCAGGGCGGCCGGGTACACGGCTACGGACCAGTGGAAGCCGCGCTCGTCGATGTGGTCGCCATCGTGCTGCACAGGCCGGATGCACGGCCGTGGGGGCGCCAGAAAGCCGTCGGCGCTGTGGTACTTCGCGGGACACTCGGCCGTAGCCTCGGTCGCGCCCCGCGCGGCGAGCTTCTCGCGGAGCGTCCGGTTTTCCACCCTGAGATCCGCCGCGATGGCCCGCTGCACGGCCCACTCGACGCAGCCCGATCCCTCATCGCCATCGACCCCGTTCCGCCCGCAGTCCTCAGAGTTCTCGTGGGCGCACTCGTCGAGGACGTCGCGGAGTTCGGCGCCGGCGGCCCGGACGAGGAACTGCGCCGCTCCATGTGCCGCTTGCCAGCGGTCGGCGAGCAGGTAGGCCCGGCCAGCCGTGTTCCGGGCGCGGTCCCGCTGCTCCTGGAGGTGGTGAGCGATCGGCATGACCGCGTCGACGATGCGATGGTCACTGGCCTCGACAGGGGCTGGCTCACCGTCCTGCACTGTTTGGATGGCCTGCTCGATCTGTCGCCGCAGAACTGCGCGTTCGGCCTCGGGCCTGAGCAGGTGCGGGGGTACGTCGGCTGCTTCAGCAGCGTCGGCCACAGCCTGACCCACGACCCGGGTGAGGGCCTGGAGGTCGCCGGCCCAGACGACCCGCGTGCTGCCGCCGTGGCCGTGGACGGCTATCGCGTCGTCGAGGCGGTCCCAGAACACGGTGGACGGCTTGTCACCCCGCCACCGGATCGCGACGGTGCCGTCAGGCCAGCAGCAGCCGTCAGCGACGATGCCGACGCCGGACACGCCTGAGACGTCGTGGTCGCGCTGGAGGACGAACGGGCGGCCGAAGGTCAAAGGTGCGGTCATCGGAAGGTTCCTTCAGGCACAGGCGCGGCGGTGCGCTGGCGGGGGATGGGCACGGTGAGGGTGGTCTCCGTGTCGGGGTCGAGGAGCTTCGCCACGGGGATGCGGATGCGGACGGTGTCCTCGTCCGGCAGGTCGGCGAGCGTGGCCTCGTCGGCCGGGCCGGTGAGAGTGACCTCGGCGCCGTTCTGGCGGGTGCCCCACCCGGTGCGGGCGCAGGTGGCCATGCCGTACCAGCGCAAGAAGCGGAGCACCGTCCACGAACCGACCACGGCAGCCGGCATGAGGAGCCAGGTGATCAGACGGGTGCGGATGCGTTCGTCGCTGCGGATGATCGACAGGTAGCGCAGAGCCTGAGCCCAGCCGATGAGGAACGGCACGATCAGGAAGCTCGCGGGCGGGGTCCGCCCGTAGAGGGCGGGCTCGACGATCAGGAGCCAGGCGAGGACCGCGGTGGACAGGGCGACCTGGAACCAGCGGGTGAGCTGCGCCCAGTACGCCCAGCCGGTGAGCGGCAGGTAGCGCATGCGCCACAGGGAGCGGATGGTGGAGCCGCGCATCCACCGCAGGTACATGCGCAGGAAGTGCGACGGCCGCTCCGGCAGGGCGGTGAACACGACAGCGGAGGGCTGCTGGACGGCCCGGCCTCGCAGCAGCGCGTACAGGGTCAGCAGGGAGTCGTCGGAGAACATGACCGGGCGGCCCATGAACGTCTCGCTCAGGTAGGCGTCGAGGTTGTCCCGGACGACGGCGGCCCGGTAGGCGGCCAGCGGACCGGAGTTGACGAGGACGGCGCCCATCGCGGACAGCGCGGACCGGTCGGTGAGCTGCCCGACGAGGAACCATAGGTCCGTGATCCTCGTGAGGAGGTTGCGGTGGTGATTGGTCGCCAGGACGATCCCGGCCGCGGACTGCACGTCGCGGCGGGCGAACGGCAGCAGGATCTCCTCGACGGCCCGGTGGTCGAGACAGGAGTCCGAGTCGACGGTGACGAAGACGTCCGCCTGCGGGCATGCACGCACGCCAGCGGCTTGGGCGTGCCGCTTCCCGGAGTTGGGCTGGCGTACCCACGTGGTGGCGATCCCAGCTGCGGTGGCGGCCTCGATCCACCAGGCGCGGAGCAACCGGTAGTCGCCGGTGGTGGAGCCGTCATCGACGACGTGCACGGAGTTCGGGCAGCGAGTCTGCGCGAGCAGCGACTCCAGTCCGTAGCGCAGGTAGCCGGGGTCCTCGTTGTAGACGGGCATGAGGACCGCGACGTGGAGTGCGTCGAGCTGGCGTCGGGCACGCGGGGTGGCCTGCCGGGGCCGCTCGCAGTGGTACATGACCGTCTGCGTGAGCAGGAGCAGGAAGGTCACGCTCCACACGGCGGCCAGTCGGGAGCTGGTGTCGGCGCCGTAGTCCGCGGCGGTGATGCCGTGGTGGGCTGCCCAGCCGGCGGCCAGGGTCAGGGAGATCGCGCCGGTGAGGACCGTGGTGGAGCGGTGCGGGTGCGCGGTCAGGGTGTGCGGTCTGGTCACTGCTGGCCTGCCGTGCGGCCGCGGCGGAAGCCGACGCGGATGCTCAGGGCTCCGACGGCGACGAGGGTGAGGGCGGCGGTGAGGAGCCACCAGCCGGTGATGGCGGTCCCGGCGATGACGATGGCTCCGGCGGCGGTTCCGGTGCGGGCGAGCTGGTCGGACACGGCTATTCCTTGAGGTCGTCGATGGTGGTGAAGGTCTTCAGTCGGCGGCGGCCGTCGCGGAGCGCGGTGCGGTGTGCTCGGCGCTCGGCGAGGGCTCCGTGTGCGCGGCCGATGGCGCGGTACAGGACGGCGGCCGCGATTGCGATGGCGAGGAGGATCATCACGGCCCACAGCGCGCCGATGGCGCTGACGATGAGCACCTCCCGGTGGGTCACGGCGTCTCTCCTGCACGGCGGTCGCGGTCGCGGACGATGGCTCTGACGGCCAGGACCCCGAAGAGGCCGGCGCCGGTGAGGAAGCCGACGGCGACCGGATCGCGCTCCTGGTACGCCTCGTACGCGGCGGCGAGCAGGCAGGTGAGGGCCAGCAGGCCGAAGAACCAGCCGTCGGAGGCGTTGCAGCAGAGGCAGACGACAGCTGCGAGCGCGGCCGTCAGGGCGGCGATGTAGAGCGGGGGCATCAGGTTCCTTGAGCGGGTTCGTAGGCGGGGAGGTGGATGGTCTGGATGGGGCGGAAACGGCCCCGGTGGATCACGGCCCGGCCAGCGTCGAGGTCGTCGAGCATCTGCTGCGTCTCCTTGTCCGGCTCCTCTTCGGAGTCGTCACACGGGGCGGCGACGTCCTCGGGGTCGAGGTCTTGTTCGAGGCAGGCGCATTAGCCGTGCTCGCAGCCGCCCCACGGGCAGTCCACGAAGATCGGGAGCCGGAGCTGTGTCACGGCAGGCCCGCAAACAGATCGAGCTGCTCCGTACGCACAGGCGCCGCAGGGACGGACGAATGCGGTCGGTGGCAGACGCAGGTGCAGATCTCGCGGCACGGGCGCCCGGCGAGCCACACCCACGCCACGTCGTTGTTCGTCCCGTAGGCGATCCGGCGGCCGTTACCGCCCGCCGGGGCACGATGTTCGTACGGCTCGGGGAATCGTGCCGCGCGTCCCCGGCTGGTGTGGATGACGGTCTCGTTGACGGGGTGCCCGTCGTGGCGGCATCCCGCGTGCTGGTCGCGCTGGCACTCGCAGGACGGCGCCCCTTGGCAGGCGCACGCGAAGGTGGTGGACGGGATGTGGTTGTGGTTGCGCAGCCGGAACCCGGTCCACACGTGCTCGCGAATCCAGGCGGCCTGGGCCGGACTCATCGGCTCGGGCGGCGCCGCGAGCCGGATGATCTGGCCGGCGAGCCAGGCCGTCACCAGCACCCAGCGGGCGAGTTCCCTGCGGGTCTCCTCCGCCCAGAACCGCTTCTCCCAGCCCCACCGGTACTGGTGCTTGCCGCAGGTCAGGCACATGACCTCGCTGCCCGGGGTGCCGGAGTCACGGACCTCGTACTTGACGGTCTCCGCCTTCTGCCCGCACCAGCGGCAGCCGCGCCCTGCCCGTGCGCGGCCGGTCCGTTCGGGGATGCTCATGACGCCTCCGGCAGAGCCTCGGGGGCAGACTCGACGCTGTTGCGTTGCCGCCAGTTGCGGTTGCCGTGGTCGCGGTACACCTCGCCGCTCCAGCACTTGGAGTCGATCGGCTCGCCGAGCCACAGATGCCGCAGCAGCGCCGTGTGGGTGCCGCAACGCTCGGTGCCGTCGAAGGTCAGCGGCAGCGGATCGTCCGCACGGTGCGATGCCGTGGCGTCGAGCCGGTGCCGCTCGTTGTAGGTGAGGCCGGCGAGCACGCCGTCCCGCTCGTCACGGTGCAGCCCGCGCTCTGTGGCTTTCACGTAGGCCAGGCACTCGGCGCGGACGGTGCAGCGGGCCACGCAGATGGTGCGGGCCTCGTGCTCGCGGGCGGGATCGTCGAAGGTCTCTCGCTCGCCTGTGCAGGCGCCGAGCGCCATCCAGTCGAGGCGGCGGCCCGCGGTGTCGGGGACAGCTCCGGTGTAGTTGCTCATGGCTCACCCCACGGCCGTCTCGGCGGGCAGCAGTTCCTGTGCGCGGGCGTACTGCTGGTCGAGGTAGGCGAGGGCGGCTTCGGGGTCGTTGTCCTGCTCGGCGGCCTCGCGGAGGACGGGCATGCCGGAGTCGATGGCGGCGAGGACTTCCGCGTGGGTGGCGGGCCTCCCCTCGGCGAACCACAGGGCTTCGGCGGGTTCGTCGACGTCGAACAGGGCGTGGCCGGGGATCATCCGCCAGGTGTTCGTGACCCACACCAGCGCGACGCCCGGGTTGCGTTCGATCATCACGCCGTCGGGCTGCACGGTGTCCGGGATGCCCTCGATGGGCCGACGCCGCATGCCGGGGGTGGTGAGGAACGGGCACGCGATCGCGGCGTAGACGGCGCAGTCGCGGTGCGCGGGCGGCTCCGAACTCACCCGGTTGACCGCGCACATCGGGCCGATCACGTACGCGTACTGGGTGGCGGCCGGGCCGAGGACGTTGTTGCGCAGGGCGTGGCCGCACAGCCAGCAGCAGCGGAACACGGACGCGCCTTGCCGCTTGCGGGTGTCGGCGATCCGGAAGTCGGGCTCGCCGTCGACGTAGTCCACGAACCACGGGATCGGGTAGCCGGCCTTGTTGCGGGGCAGGCGGGCGATGCGCGGGGGCGGGGCGGGCAGGGTGCGTGTCACTTCGCACCGCCGGTGTAGTGGTCGAGGCAGGGGTAGGGCCTGCCGCACCAGCAGAATCCGTTCATGGTGGTGGCTCTTTCTCGGGGGCGGGCACGTCTTAGGCGGTGGTGCCAGCGGAATCGGTCAGGACTTGCTGTCCTTCACGTCCTCGATCCGCGAGGGCCCCATGGGCTTGGCGCCCTCGAACTGGGGCAGGTCGAGGGGCCGGTCGTAGAGGAAGTACGACTGGTTCTGGCCGACGGAGAACTCCACGTACGCGCCGGTCGTGGCGTCCTTGCCGTAGTAGGCGTTGCAGTTCGAGCCGCTGCTGTACGTGCCGTCCATCGACGGGCCCTGCACGAACTGCTCGCCGTCGTTACCGCCGAGGTCGAGGTCGGCCTTGACCTCGGGCGGGAGCAGGGACACGCAGTACGTGACGGGCAGGCCCTTGAGGATGAAGTAGCCGTAGTCGCCGTTCGCGTTCTGGATGTAGACGTAGGAGAGCTTGTTCGGGCTCTTCATCCACGTGTCGATCCAGAAGTTCTTCGTCTCCCGGGTCGGCGAGTACGAGCCGGTGTGTGCCGGCTGCCGCGACACCAACTGGTCGTAGTTGCCGTTGCGTGCCTTGCTCTCCTTCGAGCGGGAGCTGGTCGTGTCGTCGTCGCACCCGGTGGCCCCGAGGGCGAGACCGCCCACGATGAGAGTGGCGAGGACGGTGGTGGTCAGGCGGCGCACTGGGTCTCCTGGGCGTTGGGGTCGAGCTTCACGGGGAGGTCGGCGTCCTGGAACGCGGTGCGATGTTCCTGGGAGGCCTTGGAGTTGTAGGTGTTGATGGACTCGGCTCGGCTGGCCTTCACCGCGGTGATGGAGGTGCGGATCTTCTCTGCGCGCTCCGGCGACGGCTTGCCGTCGAGTTCCTGCTGGAGGACGGCGAGCTGCTGCTCCGCCGTCTGCGCGGCGGCGCACAGGTCGAAGAACTCCTCGTAGGTGGCGATGCGGAAGGCTCCGCTGCCCTCGGTGCGGTTCTTCTTGTCGACCTCACCGCGGAAGGGGGCGGTCAGCCAGCCGACACCGCCGAAGGCGAAGACGGCGATGAGGGAGCAGACGGCGAGGGCAACGATCCCGAGGATCGTGTAGCCGAGGACGCGGCTTCCGTCTTTGAACACGGTTGGTCTCCTTGCTGGTTGGGCCCTGCCGCCGGGGCTGGTGGACCTACGGCGGCAGGGGGTTCAGGGGTGCTCGGCTCGTGGGCCGGGCCGGTGGCGAGCGGCGCCTGGTGCAGCGCGACGACGCGGGGGCCGCGCGGCGGAGGGGCAGCGGCGACCGTCAGCGGCCGGATCGCGTTGGCGTTGGCGAGCTGGGCCTGCAGCGCCGTGTTCGTGACGCGCAGCTGGTCCACTTCGCGGAGCTGCTCTTCCAGCTCCGCGTGCTTCTGCTGGGCCTGCTCCAACGCCTCTTCGGCAGCCGCGCGCTGGCCGGCCATCCAATCCCGGTTGCTCTTCACGGCGGAGAGGGCGCTCTCCAGGCCGGCGATGTGCCGCTCGGCGCCCGCCAGTTCGTGGAGCGTGAGGCGCAGTTCCCGCCGGAGCCGCGACCGGGGCACCACGAACCGGTGCAGGCCACGGCCAGCGGGGGCCACCGCGTAGATGACCACGGCTGTGGCCAGCACGCCGACGGTGAGGAACACGTACCCGATCACGAGGCACCGCCCTTCACCGGGAGCGTGCCGAGCTTCCGCTTCGGGTCGCTGCCGAACGGCTGCTGGGTGTCGAAGCGCGGGCCGCCGGTGGCGTCGTGGTCGTCCGCGTACATGCGCTCGTTGGCGCGCTGAAGGTCGGCCAGCTTCTCGGTGAGCGCCGCCAACTGGTCGCGCAGTCTGCGGTTCTCGGCTTCGAGCTGCCGTTCCCGCGCGGTCGGGGACTTGGTGCGGGAGAACATCACGACCTCCGGTGGGTGTCGGTGGGGGCGGCGTCGAGGCGGCGGGAGAACGTGTCGAAGTCCTCGGTGAGGCCGGCCTCGATGGACGCGCGGAAGTCGTCGCGGGGCGGCTCGGGGAAGGCGTCGTGGACGCGCCCGTCCAGCTCCCGCCCGGCGCGCTTCTTGCCGACGCGGGCCATCAGCCACGTGCGCGAGTCGGCGGGCTGGTGGCCCTCGGCGATGTAGCCGTTCGATTCGAGCTGGATGACCTGCTTGCCCTCGACGGCCTCCAGGTGGACGGCCTCCATGTGCCCGTCGTCGGTGTCCTCAAGGTCGCCGTACAGCGGGCCGAGCGGCTGCCACTCACCGAGCTGCTTCAGGAAGAAGGCGGTGCCGGAGAGCGTGCACTGGTCACGCAAGGCGCGGGCCCAGTCGGGGTGCATGGGCCGGGCCCGGGGGCCGGACTCGCCCCCGACGATGACCCAGTCGATCCGCGGGCCGACCGCCAGTCCCTGGAATACGCGGCCGCGGTCGTCGGTCTGCTCCGGGCCCCACCCGGGCCGTCCGTCCAGCCAGTACGTCAGCTTCGGCCTGCCGCGCCCAGGGACGATGGGGCCGCACAGGTCGACCGGGCCGAGGAGCGGCTCGCAGGACAGGAAGCGCACGGCGGCCGGGGTCTCCAGCAAGGCCGGGATACGGATGTCGGCCCACTTCTGATCCTCGACGCTGACGCCGAGCCAGATGTTCGCTGGCGGCCACCCGGCACGCGCACGAGCATCCTGCGCGGCCGGGCTGGTCCGCATCGCCTCCGTCGGGCAATCGTCGAACTTCGCCGCGTACTCCCGCCTCTGCTGCTCGCGCTGCTGCACGAACGACCGCATCCGGGCGTGCCGCTTGGTCAGTACCTGGAAGGTGTGGCGCGGGTTGGCCTCCATGACGTCGAACACCCGCGTGATGAACAGGTCGGGCACGCTGTCGTGGAAGAGGTCGGACATGGAGTTCACGAAGACGCGGGCTGGCTTCGTCCACCGGGACGGCTGGTCGATGCGCTCGTCGTGGAGGGTGACGTCGAAGCCGTTGGGGAATGCCTTGCCTCCGGCGAAACGGTGAGCGATCGTCTCGGCGTAGCAGTTGTCGCAGCCGGGCGACACCTTCGTGCAGCCGGTGACGGGGTTCCAGGTGCGGTCGGTCCACTCGATCTTCGTGGTCGCGCTCATGCCGCTGCCCCTTCGCCGAGGTAGCGGACCCACAGGTCGACGCCGTCCTGAGTGACCTCGATGCGCGCCGCGAACGCTCCGGCCGGCTTGTAGGCGGCTGCCCGCTGCCCGGTGCGGACCGCACGGGCCGCAGCCGTGGCGCTCAGGCTGCTGCCGTACGTTCCGGCGAACACCTCGGTGCCGGGCATCTGCCGCGCCATGGACGCCGCGTGCTGGTGGTCGGCCCGGGGGCGGGCGGCGAGGCGGCTCATGACGCACCTCGCGGGCGGGCGGGAGGCCGTACGACGTGCCTGGTGAGAGTGCCGGTCGTGACGTCGTAGTTCTGTGCGGCGGACCAGTTGGCGTGGGGGAAGGCGTCGCGGAGGATGGCGGCCGCTTGGTGGTGCAGGCCGCTGCCGTGCAGGGGCACTTCCCGGCCGTTGACGCCGATCACCTTGGCCACCCACCTGTTGCCTTCAGGCCGGCGCACCCGGGTGATGCGGACTTCCTGCACGCTGCGGCCCACGAGGACGTACAGCTGCTGGTGCAGGGCCGTCCGCGTGGCGGTGTCTGCCACCAGCTCCTTGGGCTGAGTTCTCATGCCGAGTCACCGCCGGGGTTGAAGCAGGCGCGGATGTCGGCGAGGAATCGGATGTGGGCGTCGATGGTGTCCATGGACCAGAGGTGGTCCGGGGCCGGGTAGACCTCGCGGAACCAGCGGTCGCACACCGCGATCAGCAGTGCCTCGCGGTCGGCGTCGTGGGCCGGAGTGCCGCCGTCGGCCGGGGTGACGGCCTGGGGGTGGTCGATCGCGAGCCGGGCGAAGGCGTCCTCGATGGCCGGCGCGTCCAGGGCGTGGCGGTCGGGGGCGTCGACCGGGAGTGCGTCGTGCAGCCGGGTGAAGTACGCGGTGCGGGCCCGGTGGGAGTGGCGCAACTGGAGCGCGGTCCACCAGGTCCGCAGGGCGGTCGGCGGCTGGTGTGGGGTGGTGCGACGAGCGATGTGCAGCGTGGCCATCGCCATCGCCTCCCTTCGTGATCAGTCGGTGTCGGTGTGGTGCAGGGCCGCACGTACGGCGGCGGCCCCGCGGGTGTAGGTCTCGGGCCCCGGCGGGCGGCGGGTCTGTCGCCATGCCTCGGGGACTTGGGCGAGGAGGTCTGGGGGTTCGGCCCGGGGGTCGGCGATCAGCTGGGCGACCGTGACCAGGACGCGGGACCAGCTCATGGCCGGGCGGGCCTGGGCGAGGACGTCGCGCAACTGGTCGGCGGACCAGTCCGGTCGGCAGGCTGCGGCGAGCGCGAGCAGATGCGCGGTTGCCGGGCGCGGCACGTCGGGCTCGTCGGTCACCGGGGCCTCCCGGGTGGGGGCTTCGGGGGCGCCAGTTGGTAGGGCTCGGAGATGCCCAGCTGGCGTTCGCGTTCGTCGAGTTCGGCTTCGATGCGTCGCAGCGCGACCATGGCGGCTCGGGAGTCGGCGCAGGAGGCGCAGGTCTGCCCGGTGTGCCAGATCCGGCCGGACTCGCAGGTGGCGAGCCCACAGCCGTGGCGTACGACGGCCGTGCCGAGCAGCCAGCGGCCCGGGTCCCGGATGTCCTCGGTGGACGCGAACCGGAACTCCAGCCGGGCGCGGAGCCGCTCGGGCTGCTGGCCCTCGTCGAGCTGACGGCCGATCTCCCGCGCCAACTGGCGGACGACGTACGGCGACAGGCCCGGCAGCAGCGGATGCACCGGTTCGAGGACTCGCCAGATCCGCGGAGCGAGAGTCAGCTCGGGCCCGGCGTACGGGCGGCGCAGCGACGGCGGAAGCGGAGGGTTTTCCACAGGCCCTCGCGCTACCTCCTGCACTCGCCTACGGCGGATACCCGAGACGGCAGTGGGCGGTTGATCATCAGGTGAGTCAGTCGGGTGGTGTTCCTTAGACGCGAGGGACCCCTGTTCAAGATCCGCACCCACCCCCTGTTCAGTGTCCGCAGTCAGCGCCTGGTGGGTGGGTTCGTCGTGGCAGGTGTAGAGGTGACGGCCCCGGTATCCGGCGCGCCGCTCCACGCTGATCCAGCCCAGCTCCTCCAGCTGGCGCAGGATGCGCCGGACCGAGCGCGGGTCGAGCGACTGGCCGGCAGACTCGCCGGAGCGGTGGCGCAGGACCCGGCCGAGTTCGGCGAGGGTGATGTGCACGCCGGTGGCGGTGGCGTACGACAGGGCGGCGTAGCAGCGCAGCTGTCGCGGCGACAGGGCTTCGGTGGCCCGGGTGGGCACCCAGGCGCCGTGCTCGGTGCGCCAGTCGGTGACGCGCACCCGGCGTACCGCCGACTCGCCGTCGCCGCCGGCCTTCGTGCGCTGCTGGCTTGTCAGTTCGATCACGTCGTCATCCGGCGCGGGCCGCATGAGCTGAGTCAGTGCCGCCTCGACCGTGGAGCGGGCCAGGCCGAGCAGGCCGGAGAGGTAGGCGACCCGTGCCTCGCATCCGGTGTCTTTCCGGTCGAGCGCGGCGATCTTCACGTACACGCTGACGGTGGAGTCGGCGTAGTGGCCGACGATCACACGCAGCGGTACGCGCACGCGTTGAGGCATGAGGGTCACCTCCTCTCGGGGTGTGGCCGTGGCAGGGGTTCGGGCGCCGCGAAGGGCTATGCGTCAGCCGTCGTCGCCGTCGGGGTGGTCGTGGGCGGTGTTGAGGATGGCCGTGAGCCCTTCGGCGAGGGCCTGCATCTCGTGCCGGACCTCGGTGATCGTCAGATCGGGGCCGTGGACCAGGCGGTGGGCGTAGTCCCGCCAGTGGGCCAGCCCCGCACGCAGCCGGGCGGTCTCCAGGTAGGCGAGCATTCCGCCGGTGAGCCGCAGCGTGGACTCGGACAACTCCAGCTGCCCGTCGTCGTCGAACGTGCCGCGGGCGGTGCGCTGGAGGTGCAGGAACCGCTGCGCCTCACGGACCGCGCCCTCCTGCTCCTGGTTCGGCAGCTCCAGGCCGACGATCCGCACGCGGACGCTCGGCTCCTTCTCGGTGCCGGGCGCGGGCTCGACTCGCTCGATCGCCGCGAACTCGATGATCGCCATCCGGCGGCTGCCCGGCTGGTCGTACATCGGGCGGACGTGCGCTTCCAGCGCCTCCTGCGCCGACGCCGACACCTTGGCGTCGAACTTCAACTGCGTCACGGGGTGGGCTCCTTGCAGAGATCGTTGAGGCGCCAGACCCTGATGACGGCGCCGGGAGTGCGCAGGGCGTCGCCCCAGAGCACGTAGACCTTGGAGGCGGACAGGGAGGCGACGACGCTGTCGTCGGCGAGCACCCCGGCGTCCTTCAAGGCGTCCTGGGTGCAGCGCACGAGCTTGTCCAGGTCGGGCGTGCCGGTGGGGTAGGCGGGCGCGGACGGCTTCAGCCGGCCTGCGTTCCGCCCGGTGCCGTAGTGGTGCTTGGGCCGCCGGAGGGTGAATTGCGCGTCCAGCCACACGGGGCAGCTCAGCGCCGTCCAGCCGTCGTCGTGGTGGAGCGCATCGAGAGCGGCCGTCTTGACGGCCTCGCGCCACGGCTTCACGGCGGCCGACGACTCGTACAGGGCACCGGCCCGGTTGCGGTTCTTCGAGCCCTGCGGGGCGGGGGTGCCGTACACCGTGAGCAGGAGAGCGGGCGCCGTCATCGGGAGCCACCTCGCACCAGCTCGATGTGCCAGTACTGACCGCACGGGAACGGCCGGTGGTGCGCGCCGGGGAACATGGCGCGCGCGGCGCGCTTGGCCTCCCTGCGGGTCAGGTAGTTGGCCTTGCCGCAGTCGTGGCACAGGCCCACCGTGAGCTGGGTCGGGTGCCCGTAGAACTGACGAGCTGCTGCCTTCATGACGTCTCACCGCCGTTGGTGTCGGCCTCGCGGGTGGCGGACCCGGCAGGCAGCATGAGCCGCGCGCTAGCGCATGCCGGGTCGAGGGCTGGGATCCCGTCCGGCGCAGGCAGCGTCTCCGAGGCCGTCGAGCACGGCCCCTCTTCTGCCTTGCCGTCCACAGCGGCCTCCACGTGGGCGGCGGTGGAGCGGTTTGACGCCGGACGGGTGGTGTGGGACCGGCTCGGCGCAGGCAGGCTCTCGGGAGCGCAAGCAGGACGCTCCTCCCCTGCCTTCGCTTCCGTGCGCGTCCTGTCCGCGTCAGCGGACGACGTTGACGCCGAGCCGGTGGTCTGGTTCATCGCAGGGTCACCGTCCGGATCGTGATGCCGGGGGTGGGAGCGGTGCGGGCGTGCTCGGCGATCTCACGGATCTGCTCGGCCCAGGACGCGGACATGGCGCGCGGGGTCTGCCCGGCCAGGGCCTTGACGACGTCGCCGTGCACCGTGTCGAGGTGCTCGACGGGCTGCGGCAGCGACTCGATCTCCTGCAGACCCAGCGGGGTGTTGGCCGGGTTCCAGCCGGTGAACACGACCGGCCCGGCGTACGGCTGTACGCGAGCACCGAGCGCGGCGAGCACGCAGCTGCCGACGGTGTTGCGCGGGTACCGCTTCGGGTACAGCAGCCCGCAGTCGCTCACCCAACCGGTGACAGCGAGGTCGGGCAGGTGCACACGGGCGCGTCCCTCGGGGCCGATGACCGCGGGCCAGTCCAACCGGCCGTCGTGGTGGGTGAGGTCGCCGTCGGTGCTGATGATGGCGTGGCGCAGGCTGGTCATACCGACAGTCCCGTCAGTCGCAGGGCGTGGGCGGGCTGCCAGACGCGCAGCGGGACGCCGCTGTTCGCGGCCCACACCACGCACACCCGCGCGGTGCCGTCGTCGCTGAGGCACCAGGCGCTCGGCTTGCCGTGGAATCGGCCGGGCACCTTCGCCGGCGAGTCGAGCCGGATCACGCCCTTGGTGCCGAAGCGGCGGTGGCGGACCTGGGCGCCTTCGGGCCACTTGCTCGCGAGGGCCTCGATCTGCGCCTTCACCACGTCGGAGCGGTCGACGGTGCCGAGGTAGTCGATGAGCCGGGTGGGCGTGTCAACGGGCATCAGGGTCTCCGGGGATGTCGATGAGGGAGTGGCTGATCCAGCCGGAGGCCATGGCGACGGCGACGGCCTGGGCGACGGTGTGCACGCCGAGCTGCCGGTGGATGCGGCGGCGGTACGTGCGGACCGTGGCCGGGGTCAGGCCGAGGTTGCGGCTGCTGGTGATGTTGGTGTTGCCGTTGGCGGCGTCGAGCAGCACAGCCCAGCGCTTGCCCGTCAGCGGGCACGGGCTCCGGTTCGTGAGCCGGTCGATCTCGGCGAGCAGCTCGTAGATGGCCTGGGCCTGCGGGTTGCTGGGGTTCCGGGCGGCAACCAGCTCGATCGCGGCACGACGATCCGGGGTGAGGGAGCGGGGGGTGGTCATGCGGCCGCGCCTTTCTGGGTGGGGGCGGCGGAGCCCAGGTAGCGGGCTCGGACGAGCCACTGGCCGCGGTCGCCGCGGACGGCAGTGGCTTCGAAGGCCCCAGCGGGCTGGAACTCTTCGAAGAGGCCGAGCCGGATACGGCGGACGGTGTTGCGCGCCCCGCTGTTCGAGCCGTATGGGCCGATGAGTACCGGCTCACCAGGGCGGGCGAGCATCTCGGCGGCGCGGGCGCGGTAGAGATCCCGCCATGCCTTGGGGCTCTGGCGCAGGACCGTCGGTGCGGGCGGCGGGACGTCGAGGCGCGGCAGCCAGCCTTGATGCGTGGCGATGGCTGCGGCATGTACCGCGTTCCTCGCGCCGAGCCTGCCGTAGATGCGACCGAGGTACTGCCGCACTGTGTGTGCGGTGACTTCGAGTTGAGCACCCGCGGTCTCGTACGTCTCGCCGTTGGCGATCAGGGTCAGGACGTCGGTCTCACGCTGGCTCAGCGGGCACGGGACCGAGTCCTGGGGCGTGGGGGGCTGGTGGGCGGCGACCGCCATCTCCATCGCGTCGAGGGTGGCGATGTCGTCGCCGCCCCCGGCGGCACCCCACATGTCCTCGATGAACGCGGCGAGCGGTTCGGCGGCGAGGGTACGGGCCCACGGAAACGTGAGGGATTCACCGGCCACGAGGGGCACCTGCCTTGGAGCGTTCCGGCAGCCTGGCTCGGTCCATGGCGTCGACGAGGCGCTCCGCGTACATCGCGGACACGTTGTGCGGGGAGCAGTAGCCCCGCATGTCCTCGGCGAACCGGCGCGCGGCGGCGACCTCCGCGCGCAGGGCCTCCGCCTCAGTGGCGAGGCGGGACACCTCGCCGAGCAGGGCGGGGAGGTCGGTGCGCGCGTGCCCGATGAACTCGACGGTCGGCAGCTGCTCGTTGTCGGCCCAGGTCTGGAGGTAGGCGATGGGGCCGACCTGGTCCGGCACGCCGTGCTCGCTGGGCTCGACGTCCCACGGACCCATCGGTGCGGCGGCGATCCGGGCCTGAATCTCTTTCAGGTACTGGTGGGTCAGCGGCTCAGGCATGGTGGCTGCCGTCCTCCGCGAGCTTGCTGCGCAACATCTCGGTCTCGAACGGGATGAGCGGGACCTTGCCGTCGAGGACGTCGCGGACCGACCCGAGGACCAGGAGCACCCGGGCGTCGAGGAGGGCCGGGCGGCGGTTGCCGGGCGGGATGTCGAGCGCGTCGCGGATCGCGGCGAGGAGGTCGCGGAGGTCGCTGTTCTCCACCTCGGCGGCGTGCTTGCCCCCGCCGCTGCGGGGGACGTGTGCGATGCTGGAGGGCATCGGAGTCCACCTACTTCGTCTTCTGGTGATGGATGTGCGGGTGGCCGAGGGCTCGCCGGGTGTCGTCCGGCGGGCCCTCTTTCGTGTCAGGCGGCGTGCAGCTGCCGGGCGGGCGGGCTGACGGCGTCCGGCGTGGTGGGGACCAGCAGCGTGCGGAGCTGGTCCATGACGTGGATCGGTGCCGGTGGCGCGCTGGCGGCGATACGCCGGGCGAACGCCGAGACCGATTCACCGGGCCGGATCCGCAGGACGACCTCGTGGGCCTGTATGCCGCTCAC